AACTCACCAAGCGCACGGTTTAGTACTAACCGTGCGCTTGGTGAGTTGGGTCATCCCGACGGTCCTTCTATTAACCTTGATAGAGTCTCACATAAGATTGTTAGCTTAACTCAAGAAGGCAACGATTTTATTGGTAAGGCAGAAATTCTTGGAACACCAATGGGCGTGATTGCAAGAAACCTGTTGGAGAGTGGTGTTCGTCTTGGTGTCTCTACTCGAGGCATGGGTTCTGTGTCTCAGAAGAATGGTGTTACTTACGTTCAGGATGACTTCCATTTGGCAACTGCTGCTGACATTGTTGCAGATCCCTCCGCTCCCGATGCTTTCGTGCAAGGTATCATGGAAGGTGTTGAGTGGGTGTGGGATAACGGTATCCTTAAACAGCAACAAATTGAGAGATATAAGGAAGTGGTAGATAGCAGAATCAGTAAAAAAGATTACGAAGAAACCGCTATCAAAGTTTTTGAACACTTCCTCGGTTCTATAAGAAATAAATAATATTATAAATAAATTAAATAGTTTAAGGAGAAACTAAATGGCTAAAGGAAAATCATTCGGAGACATTGTTAAATCAGTGCTATCTGAACAGACAATCGAAGAGAAAGTTGAAGTGGGCGGTGGCGCTACTGGTACAGCACATGGTGTTGATCCTGATGGCGGACAAGCTCCTGCTCGTAAAGGTGACAAGCGTAATAGCGAGTCAGCTAGCAAGGGTCAGAACCCTGATGGCACACCTATCGAAGATACAAGCACAGAAAACAATGCTAAGCCTACAGGTGATGCATCTGGTGCTAATAAAGCTTCGATCAAGGCTAAGCCTAGCGCAGCTTCTGGTTCAATGAAAGAACACATCGATGCTATTTTCAATAACGAAGATCTTTCAGAAGATTTCCGCACGAAAGCATCTACAATTTTCGAAGCTGCTGTACAAGCACAGCTTCAAGAAGAGAAGACTAAGTTGGAAGAAGAGTTTGCTACTTCATTGGCTAAAGCCAAAGAAGAGTTGCAGGCTGACTTAGTTGAAAAACTAGACCAGTATACTACGTATGCTGCAGAACAGTGGATGGAAGAGAATCGCGTTGCGATCGAATCGTCACTGAAGTCTGAGATCACAGAAGATTTTATCAATGGACTCAAAGGTTTGTTCACAGAACATTACATCGAGATTCCAGAAGATAAGGTGGACGTGTTAGGCCAGATGGCAGAGAAAGTCCAAGAACTCGAAGAGAAGCTCAATAGAGCTATCAACGAGAACATGGAACTCAAAGGCCAAGTGGACGAAAGCGTTCGTGAAAGAATCCTTGCAGATGTATCGGAAGGCCTTGCTGCGACTCAAGTAGAGAAGCTAGCAGCTTTAGCCGAAGGTGTCGACTTTGACAATTCTGATAACTTTAGAAAGAAATTGGAACTTGTTAAAGAGAACTACTTCCCTTCAACGACTTCGTCCAAGAAATTGAATGAAGAAGCAGAAGATGAAGCTCTAGCATTGAACGAGGAAACTACGGCAAGTCCTAAGACAGGGGATAAAGCAGTTAATGCATACGTCTCAGCGTTGTCTAGAACTCTTAAGAAATAAGATTTATAAATAAATCAACTTAACCTGAAATTTTAAAGGGGAAAACTAAAATGTACGTAACTGAAGAACTACAATCTAAGTGGGGCCCAGTTCTTGATCACGAAGACTTACCTTCGATCAAGGACACCCACAAGCGTAATGTGACTGCTACCATTCTCGAGAACACTGAACGTGCTCTTCGCGAATCTGGCGCACAAGGCGGATTCTTGACTGAGTCACCTATCAACGCTGTAACAAACGTTGCCAACTTCGATCCAGTTTTGATTAGCTTGGTTCGTCGTGCAATGCCTAACCTTGTCGCTTATGACATCTGCGGCGTTCAGCCAATGACTGGCCCTACAGGCTTGATCTTTGCTATGCGCAGCAAGTATGCTAACAGCACTGCTGTTGGTACAGAAAACTTCTACAACGAAGTTAACACTGCTTTCACTACCGTTAGAGGTGGTGGGGCTCAGTTGGGTAATGCTCACACTGGTACTGCAGTTGGTGGTGCTTCCAGCAACACTTTGAACTTGCCAGCTAACGGATACAACTTCGCTGAAGGTATGTCCACAGCTACTGCTGAAGCCTTGGGTGACAGCGGCGGTAATGCATTCCCAGAAATGGCATTCACAATCGACAAAGTAACCGTTACTGCAAAGTCACGTGCTTTGAAGGCTGAGTACACAATGGAACTTGCACAAGACTTGAAAGCAATTCACGGTCTTGACGCTGAAACAGAATTGTCAAACATCTTGACTACAGAGATCTTGGCTGAGATCAACCGCGAAGTTATTCGTACAGTTAACGTTACTGCCGTTCGCGGTGCTAACACTGGCACGACAACTGCTGGCGTGTTTGACCTTGACACTGACTCTAATGGTCGTTGGATGGTTGAGAAGTTCAAAGGCTTGATGTTCCAAATCGAACGTGAAGCTAACCAAATTGCCAAAGACACACGTCGCGGTAAAGGTAACATCCTCATCTGCTCTTCAGACGTAGCGTCTGCATTGCAAATGGCTGGTGTGTTGGATTACGCTCCTGCTTTGAACAGCAACAACTTGCAAGTGGATGACACTGGCAATACATTTGCTGGCGTGTTGAACGGTCGTATGCGTGTTTACATCGATCCGTATGTCACCAACAACTACATGACAATTGGTTACAAAGGTTCTAATCCTTTCGACGCCGGTCTATTCTACTGCCCATACGTTCCATTGCAAATGGTTCGCGCAGTTGACCAAGCTAACTTCCAACCAAAAATTGGATTTAAGACTCGTTACGGAATGGCTCCTAACCCATTCGCTAAGGGTATCACAGCAGCTAATGCAAGTGCTCTTATTGAAGTTGACTCTAACGTCTACTATCGTAGAGTTATTGTTTCCAACATATTGTAAACCGTACAATAATAATAAAGAACGGTATTAAAAAGGAGCTTCGGCTCCTTTTTTTTCGTCTGTATAAATACATTCATGAGTGTACTAGACAACCAACCAGCTAATAAGAATTTTCTTTCTCCACTTGGATTCAAGTTTCAGATTAAGAAAACTCCTCACCTGAACTACTTTGTTCAGTCTGTCAACCTGCCAGCAGTTTCCATCGGTACTGTTGAGGTGGGTACTCCGTTCACCAGGATTCCATTTCCAGGTGACAAGTTAACCTTTGGTCAGCTTGACGTTACGTTCAAGGTAGATGAAGATATGGAGAACTATACTGAGATCTTCAACTGGATGATTGCAATGGGTCACCCAGATAGTCTAACAGACAGTGCAACAATATACTCCGCTCCTGCTATGTCTGGTAATGGTGTTTATTCAGACTTATCTTTGGCAATACTTACAAATGGAATGCGTGGTAACAAGATGTTTAACTTCTCTGACGCATTTCCAATCAACCTTTCAGACATTACTTTCGATTCAACGTTATCAGATGTCGAGTATGTCACTGCAACTGCTACGTTTGCTTATAGAAGATTTACACTAGCCTCGTTGTAATTTAAACAATAATGTTGTATACTCCCTGCAATTGCGAGGGAATTATGAAGCTAGAAGATATTGAAACGAATTGGGGCCAGGATAGTAAGATCAATTCTGCTGATCTTGCAACCGAGAGCCTGCGCATTCCAGAACTGCATCACAAGTACTTTAAGATCTTTACACAAGAGCGTTTGCTTTTGAAAAAGTTTGAACAGGAGTATAAGCAGATGTACAAATTAAAGTATGAATATTTTATGGGTATTTTGGATGAGGGTGAACTAAAATCTAATGGTTGGGAACCTTTTGCATTGAAGGTTTTGAAGACTGATCTTTCCATCTACATGGAAGGTGACCAGGATCTTGGTAACATCACAAACAAAATAGAATTTCAAAAAGAGAAGATCGCTTTGCTCGAGTCAATCATTAAGACTGTTATTAATAGAGGCTTTTTGATTAAGAACGCAATTGATTGGAATAGATTTACTACTGGTTCATGAGTGAAGAAAATCTAGTCATCGAGAAAGTAGATGACGTCTATATGAAGGTTCATTGTGAACCAGGATTAGCATTTGAGCTGAGTGAGTACTTTACATTCTCTGTTCCTGGTGCAAAGCATATGCCCATGTTTAAAAATAAAATGTGGGATGGTAAGATCCGTTTGTATAATCCTATGTCACGTACGTTGTATGTTGGACTGAGACAATATGTGGAAGAGTTTGCAAGACAACGTGACTACACAGTCAGTTATACAGAGCCAAGAGACTTCGCAGACAATCAGATCTCGTTGATCGAAGCTCAGGAGTGGGTTGCAAGTGAGAAGTCTTTAACAATGCAGCCACGTGACTATCAATTGGAAGCGGTGATCCATGCACTAAGATCTAAACGTGCTCTAATGATATCTCCAACTGCATCTGGTAAGTCTTTTATGATTTACTTAATATGCAAATACCTCAAGAGAAGAGTGTTGGTTGTTGTTCCCACTACAACACTTGTGCATCAGATGACAAGTGACTTTGTTGAGTATGGTGCAAAGGAAGCTTGGATTCATAAAATATATGAAGGCCAGGAAAAAATTAACAACAAACCAATTACTATAACCACTTGGCAATCTATCTACAAGCAGCCAAAAGGTTGGTTTGAAAAGTTTGAAGTTGTCATTGGTGATGAGGCTCATGGTTTCAAATCAAAAAGCTTGACAGGAATTATGTCTAAGCTAACCAAGTGTGAGTATAAATTTGGTTTCACTGGTACACTTGACGGTACACAAACTCACAAGTTAGTTCTAGAGGGATTGTTTGGACCTGAGCGAATTGTTACAACAACATCAGAATTAATTGAACAAAAGCACTTAGCTGAATTCAGAATCAAGGCTATTGTTCTTAACCACACCGCTGAAGACAGAGACAAGGCAAAGAAGTATACCTATCCAGAAGAGATTGATTTTATTACTGGTAGTGAGAAGCGAAACAAGTTTCTAATGAACCTTGTGTTATCATTGAAAGGCAACACTCTGCTTTTGTTTAAGAATATTGATCATGGAATGACTTTACAAAACTATATCAGCACCAAAGCTAAGGACCGTAAAGTGTTCTATGTTGACGGTGATGTTAAAGGTGATATACGAAATGATTACCGTGCTCAGATCGAGACAGAAACAAATGCCATTATTGTTGCTTCATTGGGAACATTCAGCACAGGTATTAATATCCGCAACCTACATAATGTGGTGTTCGCTAGTCCGAGCAAGTCAAGAGTTAAAGTATTGCAGTCTATTGGTCGTGGATTGAGAAAGAGCTCAATCAAAACCAGTGCAGTTTTGTATGATGTAGCTGATGACCTTTCATATAAGTCCCATAGAAACTTCACATTACAGCATTTTGGTGAACGTATCAGGATGTATAATGAAGAGAAGTTTGAATATAAGATTTACAACGTTCAAATTTAGGAGCTATGATGATTAAAATTATCAAACTTATTAGTGGTGTTGAGGTAGCAGGTGAATTGACAAAAGAGGATGAGTACGGAATCGTTCTCAAATATCCTCTCCAACTCAATTACAAATACTATATGTCTTCATATCCCTCCGTCAACCTTTCCAAGTATATAATGTTTGCTGGTGAGGATGATATACATTTCCCATATACTACTATTATCAATATGGTTGATCCGAGATCAGCTTTCGAGGAATATTACATTAAAGCCGTCGCAGAGACAAAAAGTGAATTGGATATTATGATTGATAGACAACTATTAGATATGGTTGAATCTACCGTCGTTACTAAAGATGAAATGTTGGCAGCGCTATTGGAAGCTATGCCAACACCTGAGTTGGTTAATTAAGGATTTTATGGCTACACATTACGTTGATAATAAACATTTGTATCAAGTTATTATTGAACACAAAAAGAACATTAAGGAAGCGGCAGAACAAGGAAAAGATAAACCAACAATTCCTAACTATGTTGGTCATTGTATTCTTTTGATTGCTAAACGGTTATCTCTAAAACCAAACTTTGTGAACTATTCATATCGTGAAGAGATGATTAGTGATGGTATTGAGAACTGTATCAGCTACTTCGATAACTTTGATCCTGAAAAATCAACTAACCCTTTCGCATACTTTACACAGATTATCTACTTTGCTTTTCTCAGGAGAATACAAAGAGAGAAGAAGCAGTTATACATCAAGCACAAGTCTTTTGAGAACAGTATGTTGTTTGAAGGGTCTGCTGAAAACCACGAACTCGATGAGAACGACTTCTCACCAAACATTGCTGTCGGTAATGACAACATGCTTGACTTTATTAAAACATTCGAAGACAATCTCGACAAGAAGAAAATTAAACGTAAACAAGGTTTAGAAAAGTTTTTTGAAGAGGAACAGTAAATGTTAGTGGCCGTACTGGGCGACACCCACTTCGGTGCTCGTAATGATAGTGTGCACTTCTCAGTATTCTTTGAGAAGTTTTATAAAGAGATCTTTTTTCCATACATGGAACAACATAATATCAAACACGTCATCCAACTAGGAGATGTATTTGATAGAAGAAAGTATATTAACTTTCAGACTCTAAACCATTGTAAAGATTACTTCTTCAAGAAGCTAAACAATGAATACTCATCATGGCTGCTTGTTGGTAACCATGATGCCTACTATAAGAATACCAATGATGTAAATTCTTTGGATATGCTTCTAGGTGAATATAAGAATATTAATCTAATAACCAAACCAACTGAGATTGAGTTGGATCGAACAAGTGTGGTGTTGCTTCCTTGGATATGTGATGATAATATGAGCGATACGATGCAAACAGTTAACTCTACAAAAGCACAAGTTGCTTTTGGACACTTGGAGTTGACTGGTTTTGAAATGTACAAGGGACAGTTGATGGATCATGGTATGGATCCAAATCTGTTCAGCAAGTTTGACATGGTTGTCTCTGGTCACTACCACCACAAGTCTCATGCTAAGAATGTTACCTACACAGGGACACCATATGAGATGACATGGTCGGACTATGGTGACTTAAAAGGGTTCCATATCTTTAATACAGAAACGAGAGAGCTTGAATTCATTAGCAATCCGTTCAAGATGTTTCATAAGTTGCATTATGATGACTTGAACCAACCTGTAGGCTACATTAATGCTTGGGATCTTACAGAGATGGCTGGTGCTTATGTCAAAGTAATTGTAAGAAACAAGACAAACACTTTATGGTTTGATTCGTTGATTGATAGGCTGGAGAAATCTGGTGTGTCAGATGTTCAGGTTGTAGAAGATCACTTCCACTTGGATTTGGAGAGTGATGATGATATTGTTAGTCAAGCAGAGGACACTCTGACCATATTGCGTAAGTATGTTGACCAGATTGACTCTTCAGTTAACAAACCAAGATTAGAGAACTTATTGAGAACGCTTTACAGTGAGGCTTTGAGTATAGAGTGATAGAATTCAAAACTTTAAAATGGATGAATCTTTTAAGTACAGGAAATGCGTTTACAGAAGTTAGCTTGAACACCCACAAGTCGACTTTAATTGTAGGACAGAATGGAGCTGGTAAGAGTACTATTCTCGATGCATTGTCTTTTGTGCTTTATGGAAAGCCGTTCCGTAAAATTAATAAACCTCAATTAATCAATACAATCAATGGAAAGAATTGTGTTGTTGAAGTTGAGTTTGATGTTGGTAAGAAGAAGTACCGAGTAGTACGAGGTATCAAGCCAAACATATTTGAGATTTATCACAACGGTGAGATGATCAACCAATCAGCTGATGTGAAGGATTATCAGGAGTTGTTGGAGAAGACAATCCTCAAACTGAACCACAAGTCTTTCAATCAGATTGTGATCCTTGGTAGTGCATCGTTTGTTCCGTTCATGCAACTACCAGCTGCTCACCGTAGAGAGATCATTGAAGATCTTTTGGACATTCAGATCTTCTCTGTGATGAATAGTTTGCTAAAAGACAAAATTGCAGCCAATAGAACAACAATCACTGATAACAAATACAAGTTGGAAATGGTTATCGACAAGATTGATATCCATAAGAAGCATTTGGAAGCGCAGAAAGTTGACAACACTCAGCTGATTGCTGATAAACAATCTAAGATTATAAAGCTAACTAATGATGTTACCATAATTAAAAAGAACGTCGAAGCTTTTAATAAAGAGATTGAAGAGCTCCGCACAAAGCTGATTAACAAAGATAAGTTGTCAGCTAAGCAATCTAAACTGCAAACATTACAGAGACAGATTGGTGAGCGTGTAAAGAAAACAACAAAAGAGATTGACTTCTTTACTGATAATGATACTTGCCCTACTTGCAATCAAGATATCAGCCAAGAATTCAAAGATAACATGATTGGGGATAGAACGAATCAGCAAACCCAGCTTGTGGACGGTTTAAACAAGCTACAAGAGGAGCTCAGCATTGTAGTGGAGTCAATGCAGGAGTTTGCTGAGATAAACGATTCTATCGTGGAATTAAACAAGAATGTAGCGGTTAGTAACAATAACGCTAAGTTTTCAAATGAAGCAATCCAGGAATTGCAGATAGAAGTTACTGCTCTTCAAGAGAAGACAATGAACATTGAGAACAACTCAGCTGAGATCAAAACTCTTTTGGAAGACCAAAAGGCTTTAGGTTTGGCTAAGATTGAGCTTGAAGATGAGAAGAGTGTATATGACGTTGCTTCTGTTCTGTTGAAAGATAGTGGAATAAAGACTAAGATCATCAAACAGTACATTCCTGTGATCAATAAACTGATCAACAAGTATCTGGCTTCAATGGACTTCTTTGTCAACTTTGAGCTGGATGAGAATTTTGAAGAGAAAATTAAATCGAGGTTTAGAGATGAATTCAGTTACGCATCTTTCTCAGAAGGTGAAAAAGCAAGATTGGATCTTGCTCTTTTGTTCACTTGGAGATCAATTGCTAAGTTACGCAACAGCGCTAGTACCAATCTTCTTATTCTCGACGAAGTATTTGATGGATCTCTAGACAATACTGGCAACGACGAATTGCTTGGTATCCTTCAAGCATTGACTCAAGGTAATAATGTGTTTGTTATTAGTCACAAGACTGATGCATACTTGGATAAGTTTGAAAAGGTGTTGAAGTTTGAAAAGCATAAAAACTTCTCACGTATTGCGGAGGTATAATGATTTTAGAATTAGTAAGTAGTGATCATCCTTTGTTGAGAACAAAGTTAGAAAAGTGGGACTTTACCAATCCTCCTATGGATGCAAATGAGTTAGCTAATAACTTAATTGAGACCATGGTGGATAGAGAAGGACTAGGTTTGTCTGCAAATCAATGTGGACTTCCTTATAGAGTGTTTGTGATGTGGTCTAATCCAACTAAGGTTTGTATCAATCCGAGAATTGTTAATCATATTGGGGAAACAATTCCTTTCTCAGAGGGTTGCCTATCTTATCCAAACCTCTATGTAAAGATTAAAAGACCAATGGGTGTTCGGGTTCGATACCAGACACCAGATGGCGAGACACATACAGAGGACTTCAATGGTATGACAGCTCGTGTATTCCAACACGAGCTTGATCATTTAGATGGTATTGTGTATACTTCTAGAGCAAACAAAATTCATTTAGATAGAGCCATGAGAACAAAGAAGGCTCACGACCGTATTATTAAGAACACACCAAAACAAGTTGTACCAACAAGTATGGTTCAACGCATTATAGAAAAGGCAAATAAAGAAAATGGAAGTACAACCTAAAGATCCAAGTAAGAATCACTTTTATGCTAGTTTGATTAAGAGTGGTTTAAGAATTGCAGCTGCATTTATGTTGATGTCCGGTGACTTTGCTTCAGCGGGAGTGATGTTTATTATTGCGGAAGCGGTTGGTATTGTAGAGGAGCTTGTATAATGGCTAAGTTAAAAGTAGCGGAGTTGTTTTATAGTATCCAAGGGGAAGGTCGTTACATGGGAGTTCCTTCTGTGTTCCTTCGCACATTTGGATGCAACTTTAAATGTGAAGGCTTTGGAATGCCCAAAGGAGAAGTGAGTGATGAACGAAATGTTATCGCGCTTAAGGTGGATGGTATCGGAAGTTACAACAGCCTTCCACTTGTTAGTACTGGCTGTGACTCTTACGCTAGTTGGGATCCTCGCTTCAAGCATCTTAGTCCTGTTCTTAGTACTGATTCGATTTCCGATACAATTATGGATATGCTTCCGCACAAGAGGTGGGAAGACGAACATCTCGTGATCACTGGTGGTGAGCCTTTACTCGGTTGGCAACGTGCTTATCCAGAGTTGTTAGAGAATCCAAACATGCAAGCACTTGCAGAGTTGACATTTGAGACAAACGGTACACAGAAACTGGATCCAGCATTCTATGAATATATGCAAATGGAATGGGTAATGGAACGTGGTTATGATGCACTGACATTCTCTGTATCACCAAAGCTATCGGTATCTGGTGAGAAGTGGGATGAAGCAATCTGTCCTGATGTTGTAGCTGAATATAATAGTCTTGGTTACACATACTTAAAGTTTGTTGTTGCCTCACAGGATGATATCGATGAAGCTCAACAAGCAGTAGATGAATATCGCAAAGCTGGTTTCACTGGACCTGTATATGTCATGCCTGTTGGTGGTGTAGAATCAGTTTACAATATGAACAGCCGTAACGTGGCGGAGTTTGCTATTAAGAAGGGTTGGAGATACTCTGACAGGTTGCAAGTTCCATTGTTTAAGAATGAGTGGGGAACATAATGAGTGAAAGACGTAGTTTTTTAAAAGGGGCTGGTATCATTAGTGCTTTTGTTATTGGTGCTGCTTCTTATAAGCAAGTGAAAGAGATTGCTAATGAAAACAAAGACATTAGTCATCTTGCACCACCAAGTGGTGCAACCTCATTACAAATTAATGGATCGTATGGACCTCCACCCGAGCTCGAACCCAGTTACGCGCACGTTGGTATTGGATCAGGATTCACTTTTGTTCCAATTAATACAATAACAACTCATAAGGTTGCAATGACTGTTGGTAAGGATAACAGGCTTTGGATCCAAGTAGGCGACGAGTGGCGCCGAGTAGCATTAGAAGGATAATATGACACAACAACCAATTACATACAAGTATGTTTCCACAAAAGAGTACGTCGATGCCTTTCCAGTTGCATATCGTCAGTGGAAAGCAGATAGCCATTGTAACTTGATTCATGGTTACAGCTTCTCAATGAAGTTTCACTTTGGAACGAACGATCTTGATGTTCGTAACTGGGCAGCTGACTATGGTGGTCTCAAAGAGTTGAAAGAAGTCCTACAAGATCAGTTTGATCATACATTGCTTGTTGCAGAGAATGATCCTGAGCTTGAACTATACAAAGAGATGGAGCGTCGCAAGATTGCTAAGTTGACTATCCTTCCTAAGTTAGGTTGTGAAGGTCTTGCTGATCAATTGTACAAGTACGTTAATGCTGTTTACATTCCTGACTATTGGGGTCCATCAGAAGCTAATCGTCTATGGTGTTATCGTGTTGAGGTTCGTGAGACACAAGCCAACATGGCGTTCCGTGAAGGACATCGTGAGTGGAATGAGGATCTGTTTAATGTTTAAGCAGTTCAAGTGGGTACCTGATGGGACCTACGATTCAACTGAGTACCTTGTTCGATATGTGATTGTTGAAGGCAACGCTAAGACAGTCATTTCGAAAATGTGGGTTGATGAAGGTGGACATGCTACTCTTGGTAAAGAGTTGAGACAGCCTTGGGGAGCATTCCCAGACTTTCCACTAAGGCCACCAAAGAAAGTTGACTAAAGGTCTGAATTGTGTTATAATCTCCTTATGGAAAACACAATTCAAATTCCTTCTGCAAATTCAATAGTTAAAGTTACAGTTTCTAAAAGAAACATTAATTATTATACTAGTGAATCTAAACCATTCGAAGATTATATTATCGAAGGTGTAGTAGTTAATAATCCTAAATGGGCTGATGCTAATTCGATCACAATAGAAACTGGTAATAAAGATTTTCCTGTTTCAATGATATTGATTAAGAATATCAAAAATGTTGAGATTATTAAAGGTAGCACTTCTGACTCAACGAAGTATTTTAACATTCAAGGTTCCAAAGGTAGCACTTATGTGGTATCTGTTCGTGAAAACCAATATTCCTGCACGTGTACTGGGTTCAAATACCACGGGAAATGTAAGCATGGAGAAGAGGTAATGTCCCCTAAAATCAACAAGTTACAATCGTTGACCTTTTTGGACAAAGCGGATATAATAGACATATCAACTAAGGAAACAACCATGAAACAAACTTATTCAGTCAGCTACGATAACAACTTTCTGCAACGCAAACTTGACCACTACAATGCTTGGTTATTGAATCCTAAGCGTAAGGTTGAGGACGGTCCTTACCAGGGCTTTCCTGAAGAAGTAGAGCGTGCAGCTAAGCTTGCTAAGGGCCGTGCTATTATGGAAGCTGAGCGTGCAGCTAAGCCTGTAAAGCCTGCTAAAGTTGTTAAGACTAAAGTAGCAGCCAAGCGTCCCCGTGCAGATGGTCCTACCAAGCAAGAACGTGCCATTGAGATCTACCGTGATTTCATGGGTCAGTCTAAAGATAATGTCGTTGCTAAGATCCGTGAGCAGTTAGATATGTCGTTGGCAGGTGCAACCACTTATTATTATAACGCTAAGAAATTTTACAAAGGTTTACTATGAGTTACAAATTGTCCGAGGTGAGTTACATTAAGGAAAATTTTGATCCAAACAACTTGGATCATGTCAATCATTATAAGTATTTTTTAGAGCATAGTCGGTGGAGTGGCTCTTGTCCTTTTAGGGTCGAGTGGCCATTTGTCACAGTCCCCGAACTGATTAAAGATCGACTGATTAAAAAATACCTTGATAACATCATTGAACATATTGAAGCACAACATGCTTGACAAATAAGTTTTATTATTTTATAATAACCTCCACACGCGGGAGGTTTCTTTTTATATGGAGAATACATGAGTAAAAGTGAAAAGGGTGAGTATTTTGTTTCCAAGACAATTAGAGATCGATTGGTAAAGAATGGGGTGCGGTTCTTTGCTAACGACAACATTGCTGATTACATTGATCACGACAACAAAGAACTTGATCAGCTGGTGGATGAGCTGGCAGTTAAATTTAAAGATGTCTTATCTTCTTTAGTGATCGATGTTGAAAATGATCCTAACAGTATGGATACAGGCAGACGTCTAGCAAAGATGTATGTGCATGAATTGATGGAGGGTCGTTACTCTAAAGAGCCTAAGGCTACATCATTCCCCAACGAAGGTCCAGAACGGTTTGAAGGAATGCTTTGCGTTCGTGCTGAGCTAACTTCCATGTGCTCACATCACCACCAGCCTGTTCGTGGAATTGCCGTCATTGGTATCATTCCTACAGGACGTGTGATTGGTTTATCCAAGTATGTTCGTATTGCACAATGGTGTGCTCGTCGTGGACAGTTGCAAGAAGACTTAGTCAACCAGATCTCTAAAGCTATCATGCAGAATTGTGACACAGAGAATGTTGCTGTGTACATTCAAGCAACTCATGGCTGTATGGAGAACCGTGGAGTAGAAGCACACTCCAGCTTAACACAAACATCCGTAGTACATGGATTGTTCCACAACGATTCAGTTAAAGCTGAATTCTTCAACAACGTCAAACTTCAAATGGGTTGCTAAAATGAGTGATCGTCTTGTAAAGCATTGGACTCCCACACTTGAAGAAGCTTTTGGTACTTCTGGCATTAAAGGTCGTGAAGGTGAGATGTTTGTTAAAGAAGCCGTTGAGAGTTGGGGTTGGGATGTGATTGACAACGAAGCCAGTTACGAAGAACAACTTGCTGGCCAAGACTTGTGGATCAAAAAACCATCCTGGCATAACTACTACAGCATTGATGTTAAGAACAACATGAATGACTTTGGTGCATTCTATGTTGATCCAGTTGAATGGATGAAACCAGAAAAGAAGAATCATCGGTTTTGGCACGTCAATATTGAAACAGGTTGGATGGCTTGGTATGCTCGTGAAGAAATGCAAAATTATATTATAACCAAGAACAAGACAAAAGGGTTTTGGATTGGAGTGAAAGATAGACCAGCAGTTAATATTACAAGGAGACACTATGGAAAATAAAAGTTTTATTTGGGTAACATTTCAAAAAGAAGGCATTCATCGCTACCCTGGTGCCGATACTGACCCAACGCTAGCAACCGAAGATTGGTTAGATGTATCATTCCTTGGTGTTCCTCATCGACACATCTTTCACTTCCGTTTAGAGATGGAAGTGTTTCACGACAACCGTGATGTTGAGTTTATTCAATTGAAACGAATCCTTGAGAACTTCTATGCTGATGGCACATTACAAATGAACCACAAGTCCTGTGAGATGATGGCTCGTGAATTGCATGAGCGTGCTTACAATGCTTGGCCTGATCGTGATTATGTGATCGAGGTATCGGAGGATGGGGAGAATGGTTGCAGAATGTATTTTCCTTGTAAAGAAAATCTTGCAATGAAAGTGTATGCAGCATGATCAACTTTTGCCACATCTCCCCCACTCCATTCCTAGAAGTGTTCGCTCCTATGAATGGAGCTCATCTAATCCTTGCTCACTTAGTTGAGTCTGATCCAACCTATGCTAAGTTCTATGCTGAACTGGATGACGGTAAACCAAAGATTATGGACAACTCAGCTTTTGAGATGTTTAAGCTCGGTAAGCCAATGTACCCATCTGAGAGGCTAATTGCACTTGGAAGTGAAGTTGATGCAGATTATATCGTGATGACCGACTATCCAAAAGAGGCATCACAAAAGACAATCGACAAAGCTAAAGAAATGATCAATCCTTTAAGGAGTGCTGGGTTCAAAACTTTCTTCTGTCCGCAAAGCGAGTTAGGAGATCAAGAAGGTTTGTTATCCTCTATTGAATGGGCATTAACTAATCCTTGTATTGATTTGATTGGTCTTTCAATACTAGCTTGTCCAATCGCTTGTGGTGTCAATGAAACAACGTTCAATGGTGGTAAGCGTAGCGATGCTTACAAGATGCAACGATTCATGTCTCGTTGGAAAATTTTGACTGAGTTAAAGAAGCGTGGTTCATTGGATTTTGTGCACAATAAATTCCATTGTTTAGGAATGGTAGATGGTCCAAATGAAATTGATTTGCTAAGCGAATTCCACAATTCAATATTCAGTTGGGATTCGAGTGCAGCTGTATGGGCTGGTTTAAATTACATTCGCTTTGATCAATCACCTACAGGTTTGATAGAGGGTAAGTTTGAGCATGAAGTTAATTTTGATCATAACGTTTGTGATATTGACTCTATCAAAGATGCAATGTATAATTGCTCCTTCATTAATAAGAAAGTGAAGTAATGTACAAGTATTCAGAACACATTTACATTCAAGATATCCAAGACTATGTTGACTCAACTTATGGTCAGCATTATGTTAATGATGGTATTCAAGTGATTGATGTTTGGCAATCTCGTGGCACGTTGAGTACCACATCTGCCGATACAGCTATTAAGTATATTATGCGTTACGGTAAGAAAGATGGAAAGAACCGTAAAGATTTGTTGAAAGCCGTTCACTACATTATGTTAATGATGTATGCTGACGATAATATAGAGGAGAAAAAGATTGAAACACGTACTCGGACCTTTGTCCCGGTCGACCCTAACTGAGGTCAAGGAAGGCGACTCACAACCCAATGCTGTTGATTTGAGATTGGGAACAGTCTTTAAGATCAGTGATAATCTATTTGAGATTTCCAATGAACATAAAAGACACAGAGGGACAAAGTTCGAGCTCGTCCCAGACCACCTCGGATACTACACGCTCCAGCTTGGACGATATGAGGTTGTTATGGAGAACGTCATCAACGTGGGAGCTGGCGAAGCTGGTTGGGTCATCACTCGTTCTACTCTTAATCGTAATGGTTTGTTTCTCACTAGTGGCCTTTATGACTCAGGTTATCATGGTGTTATGGCTGCCGTGCTCCATGTTACTACTGGTGTGGCACGGATTAAGAAGGGGACGAGGATTGGACAGTACATTAGCTTCGAAGCAGAAGCATTGAGTAGTTACGATGGTGACTATGGAATTAATAAACAACACGACCAAAAATATGGAGTTAAATAATGGCCTTTGAAGTAAAAGTATCTATTGAAGAGTTGCGTACACGCAAGCTGTTCCTTGCAACACCGATGTACGGTGGTAACTGTGTAGGAATGTATACACGCGCAATTGCTGACTTGTCAGCTGTATGTGCAAAGTATGGCATTCCTTTGCAGTTGTATTTCCTGTTCAATGAATCATTGATTACACGCGCACGTAATTATTGTGCTGATGAGTTCTTGCGTAGTGATGCTACTCATATGTTGTTCATCGATAGTGACATTGGTTTCAATCCGCAAGATGTTTTAGCATTGCTTGCCATCCAGGATGATGATAGTCCGTATGATGTGATTGGTGCTCCATATCCCAAGAAGTGTATTAGTTGGGAGAAGGTCAAGCAAGCAGTGGACAAGGGTTTTGCTGATGAAGATCCAAACAAGTTGGAGAAGTTTGTTGGCGACTATGTGTTCAATCCAAAAGGTGGTCAGAAAGAAATTCCTATCGGTGAGCCTGTAGAGGTGATGGAGATGGGGACTGGTTTTATGATGATCCGTCGTAAAACGTTTGACAAATACAAAGAAGTGTTTCCACACTTGCATTACAAGCCCGATCACATTCGCACAGAAGCTTTTGATGGCTCACGTGAGATTATGGCTTACTTTGATTGTATCATCGATCCAGTATCTAAACGTTACTTGTCGGAGGACTATATGTTCTGCTACAATGTTCAGAAGGCTGGTATGAAGGTTTGGTTCTGCCCATGGATGCAAACACAACACGTAGGCACTTATGTGTTCGGTGGTAGCTTGGCTGACTTAGCATCGATTGGTGCCTCTGCTACAGCTGACTCTAGTAAGTTAAAGAAAGAAAAGGCTCAGTAATGAAATTATCAAGTAGAACGCTTCAAGTATTGAAGAACTTTTCTACTATCAACCCTTCTCTGTTGTTCAAGAGTGGTAGTGTAATAACTACCATGTCACCAAACAAAACGGTGATGGCTAGAGCAACAGTAGGAGAGGTCTTTCCACAGACCTATGCAATTTATGAGTTGTCACGGTTCATTGGCGTTCTGTCAATGTTCGAAGATCCTGATATTGCAATTGGAGATAGTTTCTTGGTTATCTCAGAAGGCAATCGTGTAGTCAATTACACTTATGCTGATCCTGAAATGATTGTAACACCACCCGATAAGCCAATCAAGTTTCCTGAGGATGCTGAGATTGAATTCACAATGTCAGCAGATGTGTTGTCTAGTGTGTTGAAAGCAATTAACATTTTACAGATGCCTGAGCTCTCGATTAGTGGCGAAGAAGGTAAAGTGTATGTTGGTGCTGTCAATTCTAAGAACCCAACTGGTGATACATTCAAGATTGAAGTTGGTACAACAGAACATAGCTTTAGTATGATGTTCAAAGCTGAGAACATTAAAATCATTAGTGGTGACTATACGGTAAAAATTACTTCAAGAGGATTAGCGTACTTTCGAGGAGACAGTGTAGAATACTGGATCCCTACAGAAGCCAGCTCATCATTCGGAGGCTAATTTGCGTGAAGACTATCTCTGGGTTGAAAAGTATCGCCCACGTACCATTGCCGATACAATTCTTCCCATCAACTTAAAGAAGACCCTTCAACAGTTTGTTGATGATAAGAATGTTCCAAACCTCTTGCTGACAGGCAGGGCTGGTATTGGAAAGACAACTGTTGCACGTGCAATGTTGGATCAACTTGAAAGCGATTACATTGTTATCAATGGATCGTTGAATGGCAACATTGATACACTGAGGAATGACATTATGTCGTTTGCCTCATCTGTATCGTTTCATGGTGGTCGAAAGTATGTAATCCTGGATGAAGCGGATTACTTGAATCCAAACAGCACTCAGCCTGCTCTTCGTAATTTTATGGAAGAGTTTAGTAAGAACTGTGGGTTCATTTTAACTTGCAACTTTAAGAATAAGATTATTGATCCTTTGCACTCACGGTGCTCTGTGGTTGAGTTTAATATTCCAAAAGAAGATAAACCTAAGTTAGCTGCTAAGTTCTTTAATCGTGCTATAGACATTTTAAAAAAGGAAAATGTAGAGCATGTTCCCAAAGCTGTTGCTGCAGTTATTGAAAAACACTTCCCCGATTTCCGTAGGACTCTTAATGAGTTACAACGGTATAGTGCTACTGGTAGTATTGATACTGGAATTCTTTCCAACTTTGAAGAAGATAATTTTAAAACACTTATAGACTTCATGAAGAAGAAGGACTTCACAAATGTCCGCAAATGGGTAGGTGAGAACACGGATGTTGATCCAGTTGTCCTTTTCCGAAAACTGTATGATAATGCATCTATGTTACTTGCTGACAATGCTAATGTTGCTCACTTGGTCATGATCTTGGCCAACTATCAACACAAGGCTGCGTTTGTTGCTGATCAAGAGATCAACACTACAGCATGTATGGCTGAGATTATGGTTAACATGGAATGGAAATGAACAAGTATAGTTACGGCTTAAAGAAAGTCCAGTGCGTTGATGGTTCTATTGGATATGAGGATTGCAACTTCGGTAACGGAACTTACCGGATTCGTATTCCTAATAAGCACTGGCCCTTTCCTGAAGTCGTAACTCTACCTCGCTCTGCTTTTACATATTGCAAAGACCAGGATCACATGAAACCAAGTTTTGATAACCTAGAAGAGGCTCCATTTTGAATACCACTTATAAATTAGATATTGTTGAAGGTGACAATGGCGATCAACTGCTCCAGTTGTCTGAAGAGTTCTGCAAAGAACAAGATTGGCGTGAGGGTGATGTAATCAACTGGGACACTAAGGATGGTGCTATCATTGCTACAAACAAGTGTGCTCAAGAAAGAAAGAATCATCCCAACAAGAAATTGGTTCTTGTGGAAGCTGTTTCAATGTTCCGTACTCGTTATGTTGTTGAGTGTGATGAAGAAGAACATGCTGCAGATGAGGTTGTTATGAATAAAGGTGATGAAACCTTTCAAGAGTTCTCACAGCAACACCTAGATGAGGTTATTACATCCACACGTGTGATTACAGAACAAGAATATTCTGATTTGTTTGATAAGGATAATGGATATCTTGCAGCCTGGGACACCCATAAGAAGAAAAGTTTTATAAACAAGATCAATTACAATGCATGATATATTCATAAACACATTTAAGTGGATCAAAGATGACTGGTATAGCAATCGTTTTCGTTTCTGCATTGAGCTTATTGCTTGGGGCATCAGTATTGGGTGTTCTGTTACCATGGCTCTCACTGTCCCGAATCCGCCCTTACTTTCTCTTTACCCTATATGGATCCTCGGCTGTGGTCTCTATGCTTGGGCTGCTTTTACTCGGAAATCTTTTGGGATGTTGGCTAACTACTTGCTCTTAACAACGATAGATAGTATTGGACTTATTCGTATGCTAATGGGATAGAAATGAAATATGATGCTATAGTTTTGGGCGGTGGTGTTGTTGGTATCACTACCGCTTTTTATTTGTGGGAAAGAGGTCTAGAAGTTGCAGTTGTTGAAAGACAACCAGAGGCAGCTGAAGAGACCTCTTTTGCTAATGGTGGACAGATTTCCGTTTCACATGCTGAGCCTTGGGCTAATCCAGGAGCTCAGTGGCAAGTTCTAAAATGGTTAATGAAGAAGGATAGCCCTCTTTACTTTAAACCAAAAGCTGACCTGCACCAATTGAAATGGATTGCTCAATGGTTACGCAACTGTTCACGCACTAGAACAGACGAGAACACAACCAATCTGGTTCACCTAGCCATGGAGTCACGCAGAGAGTTGATTCGTGTTAGAAGAAGGTCTAAGGTAAAGTACGATCACTTAACCAAGGGTATCCTTCACTTCTACCAAAATCAAAAAGATTATGATAAAGCTCTTTATGCAATGGATGTAATGAGACAAGCTGGGTTAACAATTGAACCAACTTCGTTCAGTGAGATGTCTGTGATGGAGCCAGCACTTGCTCATCTGGGTGACAGGATTGTTGGTGGAACGTTTGCTCCTAATGATGAGAGTGGTGACTGTAATTTGTTTACTAAGAATCTTGCTCACTTCTTAGAGTCTAATGGTGTGAGGTTCTTTTATGATTCTGCTGCTGTTGCATTGAAAGACAACCGCGTTGAAGTTCACCAAACTAATGGTGATCATGGTTTTGTTCTTTCAGCAAAACAGTTTGTAGTAGCGATGGGTTCCTACAGTTATCAATTTGTGAAAGCAAACTTTGGTAAAGAGCTGATGATTTACCCTGCTAAAGGTAGTTCTGTGACTGTTCCTGTTATAGATAATAAAAAGGCACCTACTATAAGTCTAACAGATGATGAAAACAAGCTGGTATTTTCTCGCTTCGGTAATAGGTTGCGCATTGCTGGCACTGCTGAACTTGCTGGATGGGATTCTTCAGTCAACGTTGAACGCTGTAAAGTGGTTCACAATAAAGCTAGAGACCTATTTGGAGACGGATGCGAGTGGTCAAACGCGCTATACTGGTCGGGACTGAGACCGACCACACCTTCTAACTTACCTTACACAGAACGTCTCAACGATACTGTGGTCTTAAACTGCGGCCACGGAACGTTGGGCTGGACGTTGGCTTGTGGATCTGCAAAGCGTGTAGCGGATATAATTATAAAATGAACCCCTTTGATTATGTAAACGCAATCAATTATTCCAAGAAGGATTTGATGACTGGAACAGATAACGATGAGTTAGCTGAAAAAGATTATCAACCATTTCTTGTCAATAGGGCATTGTCATACTTCCCTGATACATTAATGCACGCGCATGCAATGTCAGGGTTCCAAACGTTGGATAATAAACTCCAATACTCTTATCTTCTAAATATCGTCAGACCATCTAAGCGTTTTGCTAAGTGGGTGAAGAAGCAAGACAATAACGATATTGAAGCTGTTAAACAATATTATGGGTATGGGAATGAGAAGGCTTTAGAAGCGTTATCGATACTGTCTGGTGAGCAATTAACTATAATAAAGAATAAACTTGCTAAGGGTGGAAATAATGAATGTGATCGACAACCTCATAGAGGTGACTCTTCCTAGTGAGGAAGATTTTTTAAAGATTAAAGAGACCTTAACTCGAATTGGTGTGGCATCAAAAAAAGACCAGAAACTTTATCAGTCTTGTCATATCTTACATAAACAGGGAAAATACTATATCGTTCACTTTAAAGAGTTGTTTGCTCTTGATGGTAAGCCTTCCAATTTTTCTGAAGAAGACATGGGAAGACGAAACACAATTGTAAACCTTCTTGCAGAGTGGGGACTTTTAAAAATTGTTGTTGTTGAAAAAGCAAAAGAGCCTCGCACTCCTCTATCACAAATTAAGATTTTAGCTTATAAGGATAGAAATGATTGGGAGCTTGTTGCAAAATATAATATTGGTAGAAAACTTTGATGAGTAATATTTGGGATGAACGTTTTTTAGGATTGGCACAGCATGTATCCACCTGGTCTAAAGATCCAAGAACCAAAGTTGGCGCAGTATTGGTCAATGAAACTAACCAAGTTCTTAGTGTTGGTTATAACGGCTTTCCTCGTGGAGTATTTGATTTGGAAGCTAGGTACGAAGATAGACGAACAAAACTAATGTTTGTTGCTCACGCAGAGCGCAATGCTTTGGACAACTGCTTTACAGATACACGTGGATCGACTTTGTATGTTACACTTCCCCCTTGCAACGAATGTGTCAAGTCCATTATTCAAAAGGGTGTGAAACGAATTGTGATGTTGACCTCAGATGCGAGGCCACAGGATAATAGTGATATAGCAATGACGATGCTTGCAGAAGCAGGCATCTTACTTCAGTACATACATCATGATCCTAACTCACAAATTCAGCAAGACAAATCCCAGCGAAGTTTTATTTTTTAAACGAGACCGCTCTATAGCTATTGGTGAGTACACCGATCAATCGTTTGTATTGTTAGAGGATGGTAATGGTGAGCTTAAGAGCTTTGCCAATGCCATGCAAGCATTCTCATATTTACGCTCTATCCATGAGCCCACCAAAGCAAGTCCTAAGACTATTGCTGTATTCGAAACTCCATCAAGAGCTATTGATAACCTTTCAAAGTATAAAGGCAGTCTAGCTCTCAAGGAAGTAACTAAAGACGTATTTTTTGCACATCGATCATGAAAATTCAATTAGCCAGTGATGTCCATCTTGAGTTTGGATCTATTTCGTTTGACAACCACGGAGCAGACGTTCTTGTGTTGTCTGGCGACATTTGCGTTGCAGCTGACCTTATAGCTGTAGATGATAGTGGTGTCCTTGATCGGTTCAACAGATCATCAACAATTCATACTTTCTTCCAAGAGTGCTGTGCTCGTTTCAAGCATGTAATTTATATCATGGGTAACCATGAACATTACCATGGTGACTTTGCAACCACATTTAATATTCTTAAAGAACGTTTGGGTTACTTGGTCAATCTTCACATCCTTGAGAAAGAATCAGTTATCATTGATGATGTGACTTTTGTTTGTGGTACTCTTTGGACCAACATGAACAAAGAAGATCCAATGACACTAGCTCACGTTCGTGGTGTAATGAATGACTATAGAGTCATTAATGACTCTCGTGAGCCAGTACACTATAAGGATGTTGATGGTAAATTCCATACACGTACTGGTAAGTTCTCTGCTATGGGTTCTGTAGTGGAACATAAAGAGATGCTTGCGTTTATTAAGAAGACTGTTGATAAGAATCCAACAGGGAAGTTTGTAGTAGTCGGACACCATTCACCAAGCAAGCTGTCTACAAAGCCAATGTACGAAAGAGAAGTGATTATGAATGGAGCATATAGCTCAGATCTATCAGAATTCATTCTCGACCACCCACAAATCAAGTTGTGGACTCACGGACATACCCACCATTCGTTTGATTATATGATTGGATCAACTCGCATTGTCTGCAATCCTCGTGGTTATGATGGTTATGAAGATGATACTGGATTTGACATTACGAAGATTCTTGAAGTCTAACGAAGTGATAGAGAAAACCAATTGAAAAATTGGTTTTGGCTTGATAGATAATATAGATGTTTTTGAAAGGAAGATAATGTCTGCAACAATGTATAATTTGGAAAAGGCTTTGGCTGGTGAGTCAATGGCCCATATTAAGTATCGCTACTTTGCAAGGATCGCTCGTGAAGAGGGTTTTGAAGATGTAGCAAAACATTTTGAACAAACCGCTGATCAGGAGATCAAACATGCTTGGGGTCACCTGGAGTTGTTGATTGGTAAGCCATCCACAAAGGAATGCTTACAAAAAGCAATCGAAGGTGAAACTTATGAGTTTACAGAAATGTATCCCGACTTCCATGCAATTGCTGTTCGTGAAGGTGAATTACAAGCTGCTGAAGAAGCACAAGATCAAATTGCTGAATCAAAAGAGCATGCTGAGCAGTTTAAGAAAATTCTTGCATTGGCAGAGAAACGCTTTGCAGCTTTGAAGAAAGTTGAAGAACGCCATGCTGCTGCCTACACAAAAGTATTGGAGGCACTATAATGTCTGAGAAAGTTTACGTTTGTATCGTTTGTGGCCACACGCTTTCTGAAGCTGACTGGTTGAGCTTGCCTGATGAAGTCAATTGTCCTGAATGTGGCGTGTCAAAAAGTGACTACGTCTTGATGGATTAATATAAATACCTCATCTCATCGGGATGGGAACTAGGCTGGTAACCTAGTTAAAACTACCACTAACGCCTTCGGGGTTAGTTTTTATTTAACTCGCTTAATAGGAGAACTATATGTTTTACGCAAACATGGCTATTGATTCAATTCAAAACGCCAAAATCAACTTCCTCAAACAAACAGTCAAGGAAGATACCCTTCAAAAACCTTTAGTCGATTTCGTTGAGGCACAACGTGTTTTTACAAAACAAGTTGCTAAGTCTTACAGCGACGTAATGAGTATTACTGCAGAAACTTTTGCTAACGCAATTTCAGGTATTACGAAAAAAGGAGATTGATATGACATTAGGTAATATTGCTTTTGGTCCTGCTTTCAAAGACATGGACAAGTTCTTTGTAGGATTTGACGATCAATTCAATCGTCTTGCAAGACTACATGATGATGTAACAAAGAACATTCCTAACTACCCACCTTACAACATCAAGAAAACTGGTGATACAACATATGTTATTGAGTTAGCTGTTGCTGGTTTTGCTAAGCAAGATATTGAAATCGAGTTAGCTGATGGTAAGATGGTTATTAAAGGCAATGTTAAAAATGGGGAACAAGAAGATCACTTCCTGTTCAAAGGTATTGCAAACCGTGCATTCACACGTACATTTGCATTAGAAGATCAGATTGAAGTAAAAAATGCTGAGATGATCAATGGTATGCTTCAAGTGTTTTTGGAAAGAATTATTCCAGATCACAAGAAACCAAAGAAGATTGAAGTAAAAGAGCCTGGAGCTAAAAAGCAAAAAGCCAGACCAATGGGTGAGTTGCTTCTAGAAGAAGACGAACGTAACCTGTAAACCAAGCAGCCAGCATCCACAAGGTGCTGGCTATTATTTTGTTCAAAAGACATATGGGTAGAAACATGCATAAAGAATTAGAACCTCTAGGTGGAGTTGAGGTCCCACAAGTAAACCAGTTTTGGCAATGGTGCAAACAGATGTTCACACCAGCATATCAGAATGAGATTGAAGCATACCTTTCAGAAAGCGTTGATCATTCTGATTTGGAAAAGAGACAAGAGCGTTTAATCAGAAGAGGTTTAATATGAAAATAATTAAAAGATTTGTTGACTGGATGATAGAAATAGGTGAAGCTAGAGCTCGTCATTTACGAGACCATCCTTCACTAATGAGATGGTATTAATTTAAGGAAATATATTATGGCTTTTATTATGGGTATCCAGTTAGTTAACGGTACAGATTTGATTGGCACTATTACTGGTCTTAATGATAACAGTGCTTCAACTATCACTATTGAAGATCCAGCACAAGTTGCAATGATGCCTGGCCAAAGTGGTTCTCCAAACTCCATGAGTATAGGATTACTTCCTTGGGTTCCGTATAGTGAAGAGAGTAAGTTTGTAATCCAAAAGGACAAGATTGTTACATCTTTTACACCCTCTGTTGACTTGATTAACAATTACAACCGGATCTTTGGTTCCGGTATCCAAATCGCTTCCTCTATCAAGTAAGTAGATTTATTCTGTTGGTTGAGGTACAATACCCCTTCATTACAAGGGTTACATGAATTTTTATACGAATATCCACATTCGCGGCAACGAGGTATTGCTTAGGGGTGTAGAAGATGGTGAGAAGATCCAACTTGCTATTCCTTATAAGCCATACCTCTTCGTTCCTTCACACGACAGCAACACACCATACAAGACCTTGAAAGGTCAGCCTGTCAAACGTATTGACTTTGAGTCTATGCGTGAAGCTCGTGACTATGTTGCTCGTTACAAAGAGGTTAACAACTTTCCAATATATGGATTGACTAACTACGGTTATACTTTCATTAACGACAAGTATAAAGGTGAGATTAAGTATGATGTGTCTAAAATATCTGTAGTCACAATCGATATCGAGACCGCCTCAGATGATGGATTCCCAGATATTGAAACTGCAAACAAGCAGATCACTGCTATCACACTCCGTAAGAATGATCAAGTTGTATCGTTTGGATTGAATCCGTATGAGCCAGAGCTGCCTAACGTAAAGTACTTCCACTGTGAGAGTGAAGCTCATATGCTTGAGCAATTCATCCAAGTGTGGTCCTCCAAGCAGTTCAGCCCTGACATCATTACAGGCTGGAACGTTGAGTTCTTTGACATGCCGTACATCGTTAACCGCATACGTCGTGTGCTTGGTGACTACAGTGTGAAGAAGTTATCTCCATGGGGGATTATGAGTTCCCGTGAGTTTGAGATTATGGGTAAGACGTATAACCTTGAGCAACCGGTTGGCATTACGATTCTCGACTACATGGCTTTGTACAAGAAGTTTTCGTTCTCACAGCAAGAAAGCTTCAAGCTCGATCACATTGCCTTTGTGGAACTTGGCGAGCGTAAGTTGGACTTTACTGAGCTTGGGTTTGAGACACTCGATGACTTCTACAAAGGTGACTTCCGCAACTACATGAATTATAACATTCGAGATGTGGATTTGGTTTATCGTTTGGATCAGAAGCTGAAGCTGATTGAGCAAGTGTTTGCAATTGCATACGATGGTAAGGTTAACTACATCGACACCCTTGCTACTGTTCGTATGTGGGATACAATCATTCACAACTACCTAATGGAAAAAAACATTGTGGTAGAGAATCCTAAAGTGATTGAGAAACAACGTCAGATTGAAGGAGCTTATGTCAAAGATCCTCAAGTTGGTAAACACAACTGGGTTGTATCTTTTGACTTGAACAGTTTGTATCCTCACTTGATCATGCAATACAATATCAGTCCTGAAACATTGACTGGTCAATACTCAAGGTTCGCTAACAGTGAACGGTTCGATGATGATGGCACGCTGGTTGATTACAAAGTAACAGATTCGATTGGAATGATTATTGAGGAAAAGGTTCTTGATGATCTTTCGATTCGCAACCAGCTAACTCAACAGAATGTTACAATCACTCCCACTGGCTGTATGTTCGATCGTGACTACCAAGGGTTCTTACCCAAGCTGATGGAGACGATGTATAACGATCGTTCTACATGGAAGAAGCGGATGATCGAAGCTAAGAAGCAATACGAGAAGACTCCTACCGAAGAGCTTGCTAACGAAATTGCACGTTGCCATAACATGCAACTTGCAAAGAAGATTCAACTGAACAGTGCTTATGGTGCTTTATCTAACGTATACTTCCGATGGTTTGATCCCCGACTGGCTGAGTCTATTACAAAGGCTGGCCAGCTATCAATCCGTTGGGTAGAGAAGAAGATGAACGAGCATCTTAACAAGCTATTTAAGACGACTGGTGAGGATTATGTAATTGCTTGTGATACAGACTCGTTGTACATCCGGTTTGAGAGGTTGGTTGACATGGTGTTCAAAGATCAGACTGATCACCAGAAGATTGTTGGTTTCCTCGATAAGGCTTGCGAAGAAAAGTTCGAGCCTTTCATTGATAAGTGCTACGAAGAGCTTGCTGTTCACGTTAATGGTTATCAACAGAAGATGAAGATGAAGCGTGAAGCGATTGCTAACAAAGGCATTTGGACTGCAAAGAAGCACTACATCCTGAATGTGTATAACAACGAAGGTGTTTCCTACAAGGAGCCTAAACTAAAGATGCAGGGGATTGAGGCTGTAAGAAGCTCCACTCCATCTGCATGCCGTGAGTACATTAAGAAGGCTCTTGGTGTGATTATGAACGGTACACAAGAAGAACTAATATCATACATCGAGAGGAGTAGGGTTGAGTTTAAGAAGAAACCTTTTGAAGAGATTGCATTCCCTCGAAGTGTGAGAGGTCTGAGCAAGTACTACGATTCAAGGAATGGTTACAAGAAAGCTTCTAGGGCTGGTGTCCCTATTCACGTTAGAGCTGCTCTTGTTCACAATCACTTAATCAAAACCAAGAAGCTAGATAGTACCATCAGTCCAATATACGAAGGTGAAAAGATTAAGTTCGCTTACCTGACTATGCCCAATCCTGTTCATGAGAATGTCTTTGCTACTACGGGATCTTTACCTAAGCAATTTGGACTAGAGAGATTCATAGATCATGAAACACAGTTCGACAAAGCATTCGTCGAACCAATCAGAACAATTGTCAACGTGATGGGTTGGACTACTGAAAAGGCCAGCTCTACATTGGATGACTTTTTTGGGGACTAAGATGGATTTAAACGAAGACGATGACTTTGGTTTTTCAGCTGTTAGTGAGGAAGAGCTCAAGAAGTATGAGAACGAACTCAAAGCAGCTGTTGACGAAACCACAACAACTGCTGTACAATTGGAAGATAGATTGGCAAAGCTGTATGCAGCAATTATTCCACTGCTTAACAATCTAGAAAAGAATCCAGATAAAGAATACATTCTTTGGCCTGGCCGTGATAAGAAAATTAAGCAATTTAAAATCAAGCTTAAAAACATCTACGAAGGTAAATCATGAGTGATTTTGAAGTACATCCAATTGGTACAACAGAAGAGATTCGTTTGTCGAGGGCTCTTGCAAGAGAAATTCAACAAATAACAGAACAGTATGGTGGAGTGGTCCCTCATAATGTTATGACAGCGTATAATAAACTTTACGAGTGCTATATTAAACACATTAAAGAGGAAGTGTAGGATGTTGAGTCCACAAGATTATAAAGATATTTTGTTACAAACGGTATCGCAAGAAATTGTTGATGCTGACGTAGCTCGCTACTATAATGATGTACCTGTAGTAAGTAATATTAACTCGGCTCTGTTTATGAAGTGTTTTGAACACAACCCTCTCACAGATGGGCTTGTTGCTGAGTTTGGTGTGCACACCGGTGGTTCTACTGTATTATTAAAAAACATTTTCCAAACTACCACCCACGCATTTGACTCTTTCTTAGGATTACCTGAAGATGATGGGCACTTTTTAAAGGGTTGGTTTAACTTAGATGGTAACATTCCTGATTTGCTGGTTAACGATCCAGACATTGAAGTTTATCCAGGATGGTTCAGCGAATCGATTCCTCCTTTTGCTGAGAAGTATAAAGAACATTTGAGAATGGTTAGTGTTGATTGTGACACATACATTGGAGCAAAAGATATCTTTACATTGTTGAAAGATCGTTTTGTTAGCGGCACAACAATCTACTTTGATGAGATGGGTCTTTATTATGGATGGGAGATTAGAGAGTACAGAGCCTTCCTTGAGTTTATTCAAGAGACTGGATTTGATTATAAGTACATTGGAAAATCAGACAATGATGAAAGATGTGCGGTAATTTTATTGTAATTGTGGAGTAATTAATGAGTGATTTTTTAAAAGCGTTGGTCAAAGACCTGAAGGATGAAAATACATCTATTTTGGAAGATGGTGAGTCTTCTGCTGAGTTTAGTGGTTGTATTGATACTGGTTCGTTTGCACTGAACGCTGTGCTGTCTGGAAGCCTGTACGGTGGTGTCCCTAACAACAAGATCACTGCATTTGCAGGTGAGTCTGCCACCGGTAAGACGTTCTTTGTACTAGGCGTTGTTAAACAGTTCCTACAAGACAATCCAACGGGTGGTGTGATCTATTATGATACTGAGGCTGCTGTCACTAGAGACATGATGGCAACTCGTGGTATTGATCCTAAGCGAGTGATCATTGCAGAGCCTGATACAATTCAGAAATTCCGTACTCATGCTTTGAAGGTCATTGAGTCATATGAGAAAGCACCGAAGGATACTCGTCCTCCGATGCTGATGGTACTAGATAGTCTTGGTCTGTTGTCAACATCAAAAGAAGTTGAAGACTCTACTGAAGGCAAAGATGTTCGTGACATGACGAAGTCCCAATTGATCAAGGGAGCTTTCCGTGTCCTTACTTTGAAGCTAGCACAAGTTGGTATTCCAATGCTAGTAACAAATCACGTGTATGAAGTCATTGGTTCTTATGTACCTACGAAGGAGATGGGTGGTGGTTCAGGTCTCAAATATGCAGCTAGCACGATTGCTTTTCTCGGAAAGAAAAAGGAAAAAGATGGAGATGGAGATGTTGTTGGCAACATCATCAAAATCAAAATGCAAAAGTCCCGATTTACCAAAGAGCACAGTCAAGTCGAAGTGTTACTTACTTTTAACAAAGGACTCGACAGGTACTATGGTCTTTTAGATATTGCAGAAAAGTATGGTATTTTTAAGAAGGTATCTACTCGGTACGAATTGCCTGACGGCAAGACTGCTTTTGGTAAGCAGATTAACAGTGATCCTGAAAAGTATTACACCACAGAAGTAATGGAGCAACTAGAAAAAGCAGTTGCTAAAGAATTCAAGTACGGTAACAACGAATGATTGAAGATAAAGTCAGACAGGTATTAGCAGGCATTCCTTCTGCTTGGGGTGATGGAAACACAACAGGCCACGTAGTGTTTGTTGATTGGTTGATTGAAGAGATGAAACCTAAAGTTACTGTAGACTTGGGGATCGATTATGGATATTCATTGATTGCTTTTGCCCATAACAATCCAGGTAAGGTATTTGGCATTGATGGATTTGAAGGGGATGAATGGACTGGTAACAGAAACACATACGATCAAGTATGTGGTCATATTGCAAATCTACAATTAAATAATGTAACTTTAATTAAAGGTTACTTTGATGATGTTGTTAAGACTTGGGATACTAATATCGATCTGTTACACATTGATGGATTCCATTCCTATGAAGCAGTTAAGAACGACTTTGAAAAGTGGTCAGGATTTGTTCCTAACACAGGGGTGATATTGTTCCATGATACTGATAGTCATGATGCACGGTTTGGTGTCAAGCAGTTCTTCAATGAAATCGATATGCCTAAACATGAGTTGATGGGGTTCCAAGGTTTAGGTATAGTATCTAATAACAAAAAACTAATGAAGAAGATTAAAGAATATACACCATGATCGAACAAAGTATTCTCTCTAACCTAATCAACAATGAGCAATACTTCCGCAAATCAATTCCCTTCCTTAAACAAGATTACTTTCAAGACCGATCACACAAACTAGCTTTCAAGTTGATAGATGACTACGTTAGAAAGTATTCATCGCAACCAACAACCAAAGCACTTGTTATTGATCTTGAGAACGAACCTCTTAATCAAGATGAGATTGATAATGTAAGGATGTTGATCAACAACTTTGATGTTGAGCCGATCAAAGATAATGAATGGTTGTTAGATCAGACTGAGAAGTTTTGCCAAGACAAAGCGATCTACAATGCTATCATGAGTAGTATTACTATCTTGGATGGTAAGACTGATAAGACAAAGAATGCTATTCCTCAAATACTATCAGATGCGTTGGCTGTATCTTTTGATACTAATATTGGCCACGACTTTTTAGAAGATGCAGAATCACGTTATGAATTTTATCACAAGAAAGAGCAAAGAATTCCTTTCGACCTTGAGTACTTTAATAAGATTACAAAAGGCGGCGTCCCTAATAAGACTCTCAATATTGCACTTGCTGGTACTGGTGTTGGTAAGTCTTTGTTCATGTGTCATTGTGCAGCAGCAAATCTCACAAGGGGAAATAATGTACTTTACATTACGCTAGAGATGTCTGAAGAGAAGATTGCTGAACGTATTGATGCTAACCTTCTCAATGTGACCGTTGATGAGCTTGCCATGCTTCCTAAGGATGCTTACGATAAGAAGATTGAACGGGTAAGAGGTAAGACGACTGGTAAACTGATCATTAAAGAATACCCAACAGCAACAGCTGGTTCTGCTAACTTTAGACATTTGTTTAATGAGCTGAAGATCAAAAAGGGTTTTACTCCTGATATTGTTTACATTGACTATTTGAATATTTGTAATTCTTCTAGGATGAAACAAGGTGGCAGCGTTAACAGTTACACATATATTAAGGCGATTGCGGAGGAGCTTCGTGGTTTGGCGGTCGAGCAGAATGTACCGATTATCTCGGCGACTCAGACTACTCGTTCTGGATTCACAAATACAGACCTTGGACTCGAAGATACAAGTGAGTCGTTTGGACTACCAGCAACAGCAGACTTCATGTTCGCACTCATCAGCTCAGAAGAGCTCCAAGACTTAAACCAGATGATGGTCAAGCAGTTGAAGAATCGTTATAGCGATCCATCAACCAATAGAAAGTTTGTGATTGGTGTTGACCGTCCTAAGATGAAACTTTATGATGTTGAGCAAAAAGCTCAAGCTGACCTTGCTGATGATAAGAAGGACGATGATTCACCTTTGTTTGACAGGTCTAAAAACTCTAAGTTCGACAAGAACTTGTTCAAAGCGTTTAGTTAATGTCTAACTTTATTTTTGCAAGTATCTTCTTTATTATTATTTTTCCATTGGCTGTGTTTCTAAACACACTGTTAGTTTTGTATGAGTACTGTATATTCTTGTTCCACCTTCCTATAAATATTTACAAATTATGTTTAGAAGTTGTAGTAACAATAAAGACACGCCATGGTTCTGATATTCAATGACAAATTTAGCGAACAACTTCAACAAGAGGTCTGCGATGCAGTTAACTTCTTTTCCGATCAACTCTTCTCTACCAAACTCTGCAAGCACATAGTCATTGAGCTTGAATTAAAAAGTAACTTCAAGGACCATGGCGATTGCGAAGTATTAGAGTACAACTCCCAACGCAAGCCCAGATCGTTTAAGATTCGTCTTCGAAAGAAGAAGAGTCATAAATCTTTAATTAAAACTCTTGCACATGAACTTGTCCACGTCAAGCAATTTGCGTTGGGTGAGATGTCTGAGTTCCATGATCGTTGGAGAGATGGTGTTGACCATAAAGATACTGAATACTTCGATCTTCCTTGGGAAATAGAAGCAAGGATGATGGAGCACGTTTTGTATGATAAGTATAAGAATAGTGGGTTGCCTAAAAGGCAGGACGCTGTTATAATAGAAGATAGTATGCGGGGTTCGTATAGTGGTAATACCTTAGCCTTCCAAGCTAAAGCTGACAGTTCGATTCTGTTACCCCGCTCCAATCAGGAGTATCATGGAATTAATCTTTCTAGTGATGTTTGTTCTAGTAATGCTTTACAGGAACAGTAGCCAATCATTACAACAAGAAGAGTTGGATGATGAGGAAGAAATTTCTGTTGTGTTAATCAAAGTAGAGAAATATAATGATCAAATATATTTTTGGGATAAGGAGACCGGAGACTTTCTTATCCAAGGCAGAGATATGAATGAAATTGTTGCTAAGGCCAAAAAGTATTTCCCTGAGCAATACTTTTGTATTGAACAAGAAGATGTTGATAAGTATAATTTAAGAGTGGAAGAAACTCCTGTTTGATCCATCGCGCTGGTAGCTCAATGGTCAGAGCAGCGGACTCATAATCCGTTGGTTAGGGGTTCAAGTCCCTTCCGGCGTACCATATAATAGAGTAGTACATGAAATTTGATCTTGAAGAAATTAAAACGTTTATCGATGCACAGTCTCCAGAGACCAAGATATACATTGGTTGTGATTCGGAACGCTTTAAGAACAAGGGTCAGTGGTACGCTCATTACACTCTAGTGGTTGTTGTTCACATTGACGGCAACCACGGATGTAAAATATTTGGTGAAGTTCAAACAGAAAAAGATTATGATCAAAAAGCAAGTAAGCCTTCGTTCCGTTTAATGAATGAAGTGTTTAAGATTTCAGAATTATATTTGAAGCTTGCTGATGTGATCGCTGATCGTGAGTTTGAAGTTCACTTAGACATTAACCCTAAAGAAGAACACAACAGTAGCGTAGTGTTGTCTCAAGCTGTTGGTTACATTAAAGGTACTTGCAACGTCACACCTTTAGTTAAACCAAACGCTTTTGCAGCTAGCTATGCAGCTGACCGTTTAAGAGATTTGAGAGCAGCATGATATACATTGTAGACATTGACAACACAATTTGCACAACCGTTAAAGATCGTTTTGGCAACCAGGATTATGAAAACTCAACCCCAATCCAAGAGCGAATTGATTATGTCAACAAGCTTTGGGAACAAGGTCATGTGATTCATTATTGGACCGCTCGTGGATCATCTTCTGGTATTGATTGGTTGGAGTTGACCCAGTCTCAGCTATTCAAGTGGGGTTGCAAATACCATACAGTTAAATGTGGTAAGCCAAGCTACGATGTTTGGATTGATGACAAAGCAATCAACGCAGGAGACATTCCTCCAGTTCTCTAAATAATAAAAACTACGGGAGCTGAGTTGTCATCACAATCAACACAAAAATTAGTTTCATTTAGACCAATCCTTTGCAGAAATTGGATTATCAAAGCGAGCTCGCTCAATGATGGCATCTGTGTTGTTATGACAAACATCAGCACCCGCTCAACTTTAGTTAACTATTTTAATAATGAGATGGATGCAGCTCTGCACATTGAGTATTGGATTGAAAACTATAGTGCATAAATATCTTCTAATGGAGATTTTATGGCAGCACAACAAGGCTTTCAATACGAAATAAACGCAGCTAAGGTTCTTAAACCTATGGGTTTGGTGCCTAAGGACTTTGTTCCTGCAGGAGCTGGGCATGATCAACCCGACCTTATGTTGGTCCATAAAAACATTAAAGCTGGATGTGAATTGAAGATTACCGCCGCTTCTGCTGGTTCTCTTGTTTTAAAATACAACACTAAAAATAAAGCCAATCCTTGGTCCTTTGGTGATGTCAAGGAAGCAGAAGATGAAAAGCAGTTCATTATGGATCTTGCAAAAGAAGTAAAGCTGTTTGACATTATTAAGAAGCAATGGAAAACTGTTCCCTTCAAGCGCGAGAAAGATGCTTTGTGGGAAGCTACTGCTGGTAAGATGACACCTAAGAAGAGGTATGAACGTGATCGTGATACGTTTAAAGACATTAGAGGTGAAATCTCAGCAACAAAGATTGAGCAGTACTACAACAGAAAAGATACTTACTATGTTAATGTGGGAACACATGGGTTCTACACAATGGGTAGGAGAAACCCATTAATGTTGGAAGGTGTTCCGATGTTTGGCAATTCAGCTAAAGCTACTTACAGAGCTAGGGTACAGTACAAAGGTAATGATAATTATCAGTTTACTTTTGAAATGCAATTCAGTATGAAGACGAAGTCACCTTTTAATATTGCCCCTGTCAACGGTAAGAGTGTAGAAATTATTAAAAAAGATATTAATGCGAGTTGCTTTGTATGATAAACCAACTAGAAAGTGCTATGTTGACCAACTCGTCGTTTTCGGGTATAATAGGTAATATGAGAAGAATTACAGAAGCCGCTGACGAATCAAAACTAACACATTTAGAGCACCCAGAAGATCACATGCTGAATGCAGGCTATGCCGGCTTCCATCATGCAGTTAACACTCTAACACATGCTCACCATATCCTTTCTGGTAAGGAAACGGATGCTAAGACATCTGAGAAGTATGACGGCTCTCCTTCCATTGTGTTTGGACATCATCCTGACACGGGTAGATTCTTTGTTGCGTCCAAGTCTGCTTTCAATGCAAACCCAAAGATCAACTACTCAGAAGCTGATATTGAAAAGAACCATGGCCATGCTCCTGGTTTAGTTGAGAAGTTAAAGTCTTCTCTCAAGCATCTTCCTAAGATTATGCCTAAGAAGAAATCATCTAAGGGTGGTATCTATCAAGGCGATGTTATGTACACCAAGGATGGCAAGAGTGATGTGACCACTAAAGGCAACAAGCACCACTTTACTCCTAACACGATTACATACTCTACTGATAAGAACAGTGAAGAAGGTAAGAAGATTACCAAAGCAAAGTTTGGTGTTGCTATTCACACAAGATACAAAGGCAAGAACTTTGAAGATCTTAAAGCTGAATACAATCCCGATCTGAGCGACTTATCCGAACACCACGATGTTCATGCGATCCTTCCTGGCCAGCACATTGATCCTAAGAAGTACTCACCAGCAGAGCAAACTAAGTTCCAAAACGAATTAAAGAAAGCTGACAATGCTTATAAGAGTGTTAATCACGAACCACCTGCGGAAGTTGAAAAGCACCATGCCACTTTTAAGTCCTACCTCAACCAGACAATCAACGCTCAAGGAAGCCCAACAGTTGAAGGATACAAAAAGTGGTCTAGTGACAAGGCTAAAAAAGAGATTGACAAAGTAAAGACACCAGCTGTCAAGGCTGCTAAGCTTGCTCAGCACAATGTTGCTATGAAGCACGTCGATACTCATCGTCAACACTTTGATGCATTGATTGAGACACACAAGCACTTGGTCACAGCTAAAAACATGCTTGTCAAACACTTTAATCAATCTGCCAAGTTTGAAACGCACGTTGGCGACACTCCTGTTAAGACAGAAGGGACTGTGATCTCTGTTAACAACCGTCCTTCTAAGTTGAATGACCGTGAAGAGTTTAACAGACTGAATGCGTTGAAGTCTAAAAATGCTAAGCAGTCTGCTGAAAAGAAACCTGAAGACAAGAAACACGTTACGTTTGCTTTCGGTAGAATGAACCCTCCTACAACAGGCCACGAGAAGGTTGTGCAGAAGATGCATGATGTTGCTCACGAAAAAGGTGGCGATATCAAGCTGGTGGTTTCTCACACACAGGATTCTGCTAAGAACCCGTTGTCCGCTGCGCAGAAACTGAAGCACGTTAAGAGCTTCTTCCCTAACACTCCTACCGAAGCTGCATCGAAAGAAGCACCAACATTCTTGCACCACTTGGCTAAGTTGCATGACCAGGGTTACAAGCACGTAACGATGGTTGCTGGTTCAGACCGTGCTGACGAATACAAAAAACTTATTCATAAGTACAACGGAGTCAAAGGTGCCCATGGCCACTTTAATTTCGAAAAGATTGATGTACAATCATCCGGTGAGAGAGATCCAGACTCGGAAGGTACAGAAGGAATGTCTGCTTCTAAGATGCGTGAGCATGCTAAGAAAGGCAACTTTGCTGAATTTAAAAAAGGTGTTCCACACCATGTACCAGAGAAGCATTCTAAAGAGATGTACAATGATGTCCGTAAGGGAATGGGTCTGACAGAATCGTTATCGTTTATGAAATTCTTTAAGCATGGATAAAAATAAACTTACCACTACCTTAGGACCTTTGCGTTATAAGTGGTAAAAGGAGCGTCCCTGCCTACTACATAGTAGCACGCCAACTACTAAGACACAAGTGGGACACTAACAACAATGAGCTCAGTTATTCTTACAGATAATCAATTTGATCCTAATGGTTACTGGGCCAAGCCAATCGCTAAGTTGCTTTATGAGCCAACTTATGAAGATGTTAGTTTGTTTGATCAGAATGGCTATGACTTAACTGTTATTGAGCAACACTTTGCTTATGGCAATTTTAAAAAGTCTAAAAAGCATAGAGAACATCACCACCAGACTTTGAAGCAAGACTGGTTCACTCAGTTTGTTAGAATAGAAGGTGCAGTTCTCAATCACAGTCTTCTGTTTGAGCGCAAAGGTTATACTGGTGAAGCACTCGATCAGTTAAAACACTGGGCTGAAAAGCTTCCACTACTCCATAAAATAATTGCGATCCGTCCTAAGTGGGGATTGGATTTTAGTATGGATTATGTTGACAGGCAAGGCAACTCATTTGAGGTATTGCATTGGGAGTATGATGGGTTCAGCTTTGGAGAGATTAATCAAGTTAAGTTATACATTCAAGATAAGTTAGCTGGGATTGACTGGGACCATGCAGGTGAGCAGATGCTCCTACATAAAGATAAATGGCATCACTTGGGGTTCTTTGAACAAAGTGATTGGAAGTGTAATTTTTTTGGAATCCCTAAAGAGAGATTCAAAATGGTAATATGGAGCTAATATGTTGTATTCATTTAAGTTAATGTTAGAAGGTAAGCAGCCATTGGAGTTGCTTAAACTTCCATACAAACGAACAGATCTTGAACCTGTCATGAGTAAAGCCACCATTGATTATCATTATGCAGAGTTGGCTGGTGGATATGTTAAAAGATTCAATAAGAATGAAGGTGATCCTGTATTCAACAAAGCAGGTGCATTCCTTCATAACATTTTCTTTCCTCAACTTCAACCACCAAAGCCAAACAACAAGCCAACAGGCAAAAGTTTAGAGTTGATTAATAAAAAATATGGATCATTTGAAAACTTCAAAAAAGAGTTTGCTACTGTTGCAATGAAGATTCAAGGATCTGGTTGGGTTTATATGGATGTTGATGGAAACATTAAGACAATTGTCAATCATGAAATTAAGGATGGAATAGCCTTGTTGGTTGATTGGTGGGAGCATGCATGGGCTTTGGACTATCAAGCAAATAAGAAAAAATACTTAGAGAACATCTGGCAAATTATTAATTGGGATGTTGTGAATCAAAAACTATAAATAAACCATGTAGATAAGGCCAAGGTAGACTCTACGAGGAACAAATGGAAAAAAATGAAATTGACGGCAAACCAGCTAAGAAGCTGAAGGTCATTGCCAAAAAACCAGATCAAATTATCCTTAACCCTAAGACGGTTGAGGACAACAATAAGCTCAACGAGCGTGTTGTTGAGTTAGCTCAAAGACGTAAACGTGCGTCCTTAATGCGTAGAGTACAAGCTAAGCTCCGTAGACGTAAAGAGCTATCCAGAAGCAAATTACATTCCCAGAGTCAACTTACTCAAAAATCTAGCCGAATAGCTAAAAGCATTCTTCGTAAGAGGTTTGCTGGTGGTCAGGGCGCCAATTACCAACACCTCTCTCCTTCCAATAAGATTCAAGTCGATAAGATTGTTGACAAAAAAGCAATCCTTATTAGATCAATGGCTAAGAGAATGATCCCCCGTCTCCGCTCTGCTGATGTTAAGAGACTTCAAGCCGTGAGATCTGGTGGTTCTGTTCACGGAATTCAATCATACCTTAGTAATAGACAGCTGAACATGGGGGATGATTTTGATTTAGACCATCTGGTTGGTATGTTTGAACAAATTACAGAAAAGGATATAATAGCGCTAGAAGCAAAAGCTTCTTTGCATGGTATTCCTGAAGAAGTTTTAGAGATGGTTTTCTTGCGCGGTCTGTACGAAGGTGACAAAAATAAGGCATTTAACAGAGTCAATTCTTTTATTGCGCTTGGTGAAGCTGCAAAAGTTGATGCTGACCTAGAACAAGATTCTAAGCCATCTGATCGTTTAGAGGGTTCCAATAGCTTAGCTAAAGTATACAAGAAAGAAACTCCTGGTCAATCTGTCAAAGAGGAAGTCTGGGATGAGCCAAACCCTAAGAAGAAGCATTCAACAATGTCTCCATCACAAAAAGCATCAGCAAAAGCCAGAGCAAAGGCTGCTGGCCGTCCATATCCTAACTTGGTAGATAACATGGCAGCAATGAAAGAAGCAAAAGATCCTAGAGAGTATGATTACGAAGGTGACATGGCTAAGTCTCAACTGAGATCTATTATTGCCAATGCGCAAGCCGTTCATGATATGTTAAAAGATGATACTAATATGGCTGAATGGGTTCAAAGTAAGATTACTTTAAGTGCAGACTATATTAGCACAGTTCGAGATTATATGATGTCTGAAACTAATGAAGAAGTTAAATGTATTGACGAATTGAAGTCTTCTACACTGACATCTTACATTGATAAAGTTGCAACTGGTCCATCCAGGGGCAAGACACAATCAGGGTTACTTAAGAGTATCAAAGCAATCACCGGTGTCACAAAAGCGATTCGTAAGAGATCAGAAAATGATATGAAAGAAGATGAGTTGAAAGAAATCAGCTTAGGCATGGTCCACAACTACATGGTTGCAGCTCATAAGAAGTTTGCTTCATCTTCTGATGAAAAGAAAGCCAAGTTGGAAAAAGGTATTAAACAAGCTTCAAAAAGACGCGAGCCAAAGCCACGTCCAGCAGAAGTTAATAAAGATGATGGTAGCCCAGGTGGCTACTATGCAGGTAAGAAGCCTGGTGAGTATACAGGAGACTAAATGAAATCATTTACTCAATTCCTAAAAGATCCTTGCTGTGATGAGTGTGGGTCTGTTGATGAGCAGTTCACACCTACTGGTGATGAGCAGTATGAGGATTGGGGTGAGTCCATGATTTCTGAAGAAGAAATTGGAGGAAGAAAAGTAACACTTGGTAAACCTTTTCTGACACCTGGTGGTCCAAAGAAGCGTTCTGTCTATGTTAAGAATGACAAAGGCAATGTTGTCAAAGTTAACTTCGGTGACACAACTGGTTTGACTATTAAGACAGACAATCCAGAAAGAAGAAAAGCGTACCGTAGTCGTCATAATTGTGACAACCCTGGCCCAAGACATAAAGCAAACTACTGGAGCTGCAAAGCCTGGTCAAAGAAGTCAGTTTCAGCAGGTTTAGGAGGCGCAGGTGGTACTTAAATTTTCACACTTTCTTTTTGAGAAAGAAACTGGTTGTCCAATTGAGACACATGATCTCGTAAAGAATTTAGAAAACAGACAAACTGCAATTGACAAATATGGATATGGCCCAGCCAATCCAGACGACAACGTTGCGGACAACGATATGTTTTGGCAAGCGAAAGCTAAAATGTGGAAATGTTCTGTTGAGAATGTTAAAACAATGAAGTGTGGTAACTGTGCTGCATTCAATATCTCTGATCAAGCCCGAGATTGTATCGCCAAAGGAATGGACGAACATGAGAAGGACAGCAGAGGGGTAATTAATCTTGCTGATTTGGGATACTGTGAAATATTACACTTTAAGTGCGCTGGTGACAGAACGTGCGATGCATGGTTGGTCGGTGGCCCTCTTGATAATAAGGATTTGAAATGACAACGGCTGATACATTAAAAGTAGCTTTAGCAGATACATTTGCATTTTATCTCAAAGCTCATTACTTTCACTGGAACGTAACGGGTTCAGATTTTTCCATGTACCACGACTTCCTTGGTGAATTATATCAAGAAGTATACGGAGCTGTAGATCCAATAGCTGAGTTAATTAGAACGACCGGTGATTATGCTCCTGGTTCATTTTCTCGCTACTCAGAGTTAACTTCCATTTTCGAACAAACGGGTATTCCTTCTGCAGAAGATATGATTGTTGAGTTGCTATCAGACAATTACAAAGTTATTAACACTTTAACTAATGCTTATAACACTGCTGAAGATGAGAAGCGTTTTGGCGTTTCTAATTTCGTTCAAGACAGATTAACTGCTCACGATAAACACAAGTGGATGCTAACAGCATTCAGTAAGAGATAAAAATGTCATACAAAACACTTGGAAGAATTATTAAAGAAGTTGTTGGAGGTACAAGCCAACCTAACAACTACTCTAACCTTGATACTGCTATTAAAGCTATGATGAGGGGTCCTGCTGAAAAGATTGAAAGACACAAAGACGATCAGATCTCTGCTGGAACATACCTCACAAAAAACTTTGATGCTAGTCCAGAAGCTCAAAAGTATTTCACTACAGTTCCTAAAACTGTTGATGCTAACTATATTGAGAAGTCTGCAATGTTCCATGATAAGTTGTATTCAATCTTGAAAAAGGTTAGGTCAACTGGAACTGCTGACGAAGGTGATGTTCGCACTGCTGAACTTTACAAAAAGAATATCGAGGCTTTAAAACCTCATATACCAGACGCTCCTGAGCCCGCTCACTTGGGTAAAGAAGTGGATGAAATCAGAGGCAAGGTCGGTAAAGAGGGGTCGCCATTGGGCACCAATCCCGCTGCAGAAACAGGGGAAATTGGAAATGACCTAGATATAGATAACAAAAAATTACCAGTTTCGAGAAAATCGAAAATGGACCGCAAAATTAAAATTTTCGATGACGATTAAGGAGCAACCAAATGTATAAAGATATAACGGCTAGTTTAGTAGCTGCAACCAGAAAAGTAGTTGAAGCTTCTAGCATCAAAGCTGCTAACGAAGCTGCTCAAAAAGAGCAGTCTTCTAACCTTTCTAAGTCAATGAGACCAGCTTATGAGGGCAGTGCTCCTCGTAACGCTCAAGAGATCTCTTTGCTTAGAGAAAAGGCTCACACTGTTCCTAAGACACCTAAAGAGAAATCTTTGGCTGCCTTGGCAGATGATGGTAAAAAAGATGTTATTACACACGCTGACGTTATGGTTGGCCGTGGTGTGAAAAAAGAAGAAATGTCTTCCAAAGAAAAAATGAAGAAGGGTCTTTATAATAAAGAGGAAGCTGAACAAGTTGATGAAACTATGGTCAACGGCAAGCTAGTAAACAACAAGATCTACAAGCCTGGTAAGTCGGACGCCGCTTTTGATTACAAAACACCTCGTAAGCCACAAGATGCACCTAACCGTAAGTCTGGTGATGTGACTTCTACTGGTCATGATGTTAAGAAGATCTCTACTGGTATGGTTTACACTAAGCGTTTTGAAGAAGTTGAAACCATTGAAGAAGGCATGCACGTGATGCCTCGAAATATTGCTAAAGCAGACAGTCGCTATGATGCTGTTATTGCTCATGCTAAAAAAATGGGTTATAATGTCCATCATGCTGAACATTATACTGATGAGAAAAGTGGTAACAAGGGAAGTCCTGATGTTACTATTCACTATCAACGTGGCGATGATCGTCATAGTGCTGCAGCTGAAGCAATAGAAATTCACAAAAGCGGCAAGGCTGCTAAAGACAAGACATTGAGAGCTCATGCTAGTGGTAAAGCAGTCAGTGAAGAAGTTGAACAAATTGCAGAAGCTCCAGTTGATGGTGTTGCACCAGGTTCAATGGAAGGCGACAAGCATATGTGTGCTTCCAAAGTAATGCACAAAGAGTGGAAAGAAGGTACAACTCTATTCAGTCAACATGCTGAGCCAAATGAAATTGGTTTGATTGAGTGGTATGATGTTATGTTTGATCACGGTATTGAGAAGAGAGTTCCAACACGTGACTTGGAAATCATGGTTTCTGAGAGCCACATGAGCCACTCTAAAAAGAAGAAGATGTAATATGAAAAAGCTAAGAGAAATCGTTGAGGCTACGAAAAGCCTGCACCCAATGGCTCTCCATGTAAAGCCTGTTATGGTTAACGGTCAACAGAAGTACAAAGTACACGCTGTTGGTAAAGACTTAGCTGATGGTATCCAGCACGGTGAGCACTTGTCTGACTCAGAGTTAGACGATGCTCATGAGATGGGCGCTAAGGTCAAGCACGTTAAAGAGTCTGTTGACGAAGCAATGAGTCATCAAGCTAAAACAACAATGAAGCACATCCCCAACGCTTCTCCAGCTATGAAAAAGGCTGCTAAAGATATCAAGCCCGGTATCAAAGGTTATGCTGATCGTATCGCCATGCTCAAAGCTGGTGGTGTTAAGGAAGAAGCTGATTTTGGTCCAGAAGCTGACAAGAACATTACAGTTCAGCTCAAGAAGGCAATGGACATGATGGAACACGGTGAGAAAAGTGGTTCTGAAATTGAATTCGCTGATGGTCAAAAATACTTTGTAGAAGGTGTTGTTGCCCATAAGATATTGGTAGCAATGGAACAGATGAAGCCAGAAGTTAGAGCGCAAGCTCAGAATGCTGTTTATCAATCGTTTGCTCATTTGATGGCAGCTCACCAAATGTTGAGCAAATAATTAGAATAAATAGAAGAATAATCCTTAGGAGAATCGAAAAATGGCTCAATGGTCCAATAAAGATGCTAGCTCTAACAGTGTACTGTGGGCTCCAGCACAATTCAACACGGTAGCTAACACTACTACTCGTGACAATCTATATGGCAACTCAACAGTTAATGCATTCGTTGTAGGTCAAGAAGTTGGTATGTTCGGCGTCGACGTAACAGAAGTTGCTGTAAGTAATGGATCTGTTACGGAGTTCCTCATTACCAGCGCTGGTTCTGGTTACTCTGCTAACGCCGCTGTAACTCTTGCTGGTGGCGGTGGTTCAAGTGCTACAGCAAATGCTACAGCTAATGCAACTGGTTATATTTCAATTGTTAATGTATCAGCAGCTGGTTCTAGCTATGAAACAAAACCAACAGTAACAATTGATCCTCCAACTGGTAAGACATTCAACGCAAGCTCTGCCACACAAGAAGATGCAACGTTTAATGCCAATTCGGGTGTTGCTAACACTACAGAGTTTATTACAACTAGCTCAGCTCACAATTTTACAAACGGCACAATGCTCCAGTACATTGTGGCTGCTGGCAATACTGCTATTGGTGGTTTGGCTAATGGTACTGTTTACTTTGCCGTTAGTGCCAACTCTACCGCGTTGAAGTTAGCATCTACTGAAAATGGTTCTGCAATCAACATCACTGCTATTACTACAAGTGAGTCAGGTCACACATTACGTCGTAGAAACTTTATTGAAGTGTCCTCAAACGTATTCCAAAACAATGACATTCTAACTTACACAGTTGCAACTGGTAATACAGCTGTTGCTGGTTTGACTAACGCAACTTCATATTTTGTTGTTTACGCTAACTCTGCAGGTTTATCTCTTTCAAGTAGCCGTGATGGTGAAAGAATCACTTTGACTCCTGGCTCTTCTGAAACTGGTCACACGTTGACTGGTCAGACAGCTACTGCTGAAGCAGTTATCAGCTCTGCTAACAAAGGTGTTGCACACGCTGGTTGGGTTATCCGTACGGTTGGTACTGGTGGTCGTGCTGGTCGTATCACTCACGAGACATTGGTCGCGATGGGTTCTATGAATAACTCTGATGCTGACGCAGAAGATACAATCTTTAAAGACGCATAATCTAAATGGCTGATAAAGCTCTTAAGATATCAGAACTAACTGCCATCACTGCTCCAAGCGGTGATGACATTCTAGTTATTGTTGATGATCCATCAGGGACACCTACTACTAAAAAAGTAACTGTAGCAAACCTGTTGGGTAATTCATCTGCCAATGTCGTTATTCAGAATGTTACACCTGCAAACGGTACTATTACCGTTAAAAAGGGAACAATTATGTTTGATAATAGTTTCATTTACATTGCTACTGCTAATAATGTTATTAAAAAGGTGGCACTAAGCGCATTCTAATAATGATTGATAAACTTGATGAGGCCAATTTCTTTTTGTATGCGGCCAAACATTATGAAAACCCATATTGTTATGATACTTTAGAATTTTATGACGACCTTAATAGGTTTAAGTACCTAAAGAGGTTGTTTAGTAGATATGAAGAGACTGGTGAGTTGAAGGAGAGACTGATTCTCAATCACATCATCGTCTTGTATAATATTTTTGGAGTAGAACCTACAACAAGAATGTTATTTTTAAAACTTAGAGGAAGCTATCCCGCGTTGAAGCCATTCTTAGTTTTTCTTAATTTCATGCCCGAAGTAGTAACACGGATTGGGATAGAAGGCAAGGATATTATTAGTTCGGACATCGCAATGGATGAAAAGATAGTAGACAAGCTGAGACAAATTTAATGAACAAGAATTTAGATTTATACATTGTATATCAATTCCTTAAGAAGCTTTCCACTCCATTCAAGGACTGGAAAGCTTTTGATTTGGGGATCATTGATGAAAAAGGCAATGTACTTAAATCAAGAGATCAACTAACAGACAAAGAGTTGAAAGACTGGACATACTTTGATTTGTTGGTGACAAATATCAAGAAACTAATTTCTGCTATCCCTGCTGGCAATCAAAAGATGGCTAATATGGTGATGGCTCTTTACCTGACTAAAGAATACAAAGGCAAGAAGGCTATTGTGTCTGAACCAGGATTGAAGAAAACACAAGGCCAAGTAATTGGTTATGCTAGAATGAAAGAGCAACATCAGCTTGCTGATATGCTTGAACAAGTGAAATTGAATGAGGATGGGGGAGCTCCTATCAACAGTGCTGGTAGCGGTAACGTTGCTGGAATTGGTGTAGGACAACAAGGCGAGCCCGGAGTCAAATTAGCCATGATTAGAAGATATATTAAGAAAAACAAATCTGACATGGTGAAATATGCTAACACTCAACCAACTAAAACAATTAATCCCAGGTAACCCGTACGTCGACCACTGGCACGAAGCCCTGGAGATTCTTCTCCCTGATTACGACATCAACACTCCTCAACGGATTGCTGCGTTCGTTGCACAATGTGCACACGAGTCTGGCAACTTCAGAGTGTTAAAAGAGAACCTCAACTACAGAGCTGTTACTCTTCGTAAGATTTTCCCTCGTTACTTCCCCGATGATCAGATTGCCGCAGCTTATGCTGGTAAGCAAGAAGCTATTGCAAATAAGGTTTATGGTAACCGTATGGGCAATGGTGATGAGGCATCTGGTGATGGTTTTAGATACTGCGGCCGTGGACTAATTCAATTGACAGGCAAAAACAACTATCGAGCTTTTGCTGATAGTTTGGAGATGGATGTCGAAGACGTTCCCGAGTACCTTGCAACATTTGAAGGAGCTGCTCAATCAGCTTGCTGGTTCTGGGAAACAAACAATTTAAATCAATGGGCTGATAGAGGAGACATTGTCACTCTAACTAAGCGCATTAACGGCGGTACAATCGGTTTAGAAGATCGTATCAAACACTATGAACATGCACTGCATGTGTTGGGAGCTCACTAATGAAAAAATTCCTTTTGCTTTTGGCCCTGTTGCCTTTGTTTGCTTTTGCTCAAAAAGAAAAAGCTGGTGTCACTTATGATGTTGTCCTTACTAGAGTGATTGATGGAGATACAGTTGCTTTCCAAGCTAACTGGTTGCCTGAGCCATTGAAAAAGGAATTATCAATTCGTGTATTTGGTGTCGATACTCCTGAAAAGAGTTTCCGTGCCAAGTGCCCAAGTGAGGCTGCACGTGGTGAAGCGGCGTCTGCTTTTACTAAACAAATGATTAATGCATCTACCAAACGTCAGATCGTAATGATGGATTGGGATAAGTATGGTGGAAGAGTGTTGGGAGATGTCTTGCTTGATGGTAAGAGTCTTCGTCAACAATTAATTGCTAATGGTTTTGCTCGTGAGTATTACGGCGAAGCTAAAACATCTTGGTGTGAATAAGGAATAAAAATGTTCGGAAAAAAAGAAGAAAAAGTAGAAGAAGTTAAAAAGCCCGATGAAGATTGGATGACCAAAAAATGGCGTCCGATGATGGCCATGATGTACATGACGTGCTGTTTGTTTGACTTTGCTCTATTCCCAATCATGTTTACAATTGTTCAGTTCTGGGAAGTCCAGGCTGCCAACGATGCATTTCGTCAATGGGTTCCTATCACACTACAAGGCGGTGGGTTGTTCCACGTTGCCATGGGTGGTGTGTTAGGTGTTTCAGCTTACGGTAGAACACAAGAAAAAGTAGCAGGAGCTGCAAATGTATCAACAAGTACGCAAACAATCAGTGCTCCAGCACCTAGCTTATCTGCGCCAATACCGTCAGCCGCCCCTGCTCCCGCACCAAGTTGGACTCCCCCTCCAGCCCAGCAGTTTGCAGCCGCAGCTCCGACGCCAGCATTTGAACAACCTCTAAATAATATATCGGCTGGTTTCGGTGGCAAAAAAGCTCCTCCAGCAGCTCCAGAACCATTACTGTAAGGTAACTTATGAAAAAAATCATTAACACAACAGCCGCTATTGCTTTAGCACTTTTTTTTACTACATCGGCTATGGCTGGTGGTGAGATGAAAGAAGTTTGTCACGATAAGGTGGACAAAGCTGGTAAGCCAGTGATGGACAAGAAGACTGGCAAGCCAGCACAAGAGTGCAAAATGATCAAGGTTCATAAGAAACTTGAAGGGACTAAAGTCCCTGACAAGAAGTAATCATGGAACTATTTGACACAACCTCAAGGATTGCTGTTTTGGAAAATCAACTTACAAACCTTGGATCTGAACTGAAAGAATTTAGACACGATTCTAAAGAACAGCACAAGCAGATGATGGAGAAGATCAGTGATATTGATGAACGCCTAACAGTCCTTGAAAAATGGCGTTGGATGATTATTGGTGGTGCTGCTGTACTAGGCTTCATGGCTGCTCATTTTATAAAGTAGTTGACCCAAAAATGTAAACTTGTATAATCAGCTCTGCGCCCTGAAAGATCTTTATAATGAGCTGGTTGTATCGTGTTTGTGCCATCTGGCCAGGTTTCCAAGATTGGTTACCTTACCACATATTGGACATTCCAGGAAGCAATTGAGCTTTTTGGCATTTCCTACTTTACCGTAATTGGGATTTAATGGTCCTCTCTTACTCAGACTTATTTTAGCATTTCTTTCCGGAGTAATTACGGGGCGATCGCCCTTAACAAAAGAACCTTTATTAGTTCTTAATATACTCATTGGATTATGTTTCTTCATTCTTTCGCTAGCAGCTTTCCTTTTCTCCAAGCTATTGGAGTCACCTCCACCCTCATTCATGTTGTATCCACCACGCCCAAAGGAATCGTATTCCTTTATGAAAAAGGGTTCCATCTCGTTAAGTGTGTGAAGCTTATCAAGTGATTCATACAACACTTCAAATGTAAAGTTAGACAGTCCATACTTTTTTATGGCTCTATACAAAGCTTTTGATTGTGAACCATTGCACGATTTGTGTGCAATCCACCTTCTCTTGACATTTTCAGTAAAACCAATATAATGTTTGTTATTAACTGTATTTGTTATTTTGTAAATTGAAAAAACCATTTGTGCCCTTTGTGTGCAGATAAGGTATATATTATTATGAGCTGGTTAGAAGAAAAATATATTAATCTTTTATCGAATAGGTTTTCTAGGTTTGTTAGAAAAGGTGCCAACCTTTGGAATTTTAGGTGTTATCTTTGTGGTGATTCCCAAAAGAACAAACTAAAAGCCAGAGGGTACCTGTTCGCACAGAACGGTGAGTACTTCTATCGCTGTCACAATTGCTCAGCGTCACTTAACTTCAAACAATTCCTTAACAGCGTCGATCCGATCATAGCTGATGAGTTCTCTAAAGAGAAGTTCATGGAGAAAACTGGGATTGTAGCAACTGCAAAGCCTGTTGAGAAGGACATTGGCAAGTTCTTGCAACCTAAGTTCATTAAGTACACCGCTTTAAACACGTTAAAAAAGGTTTCTCAGCTCGATCCTGCACATCCTGTTAAGAGATACGTGATGAGCCGGAAAATCCCTTCTACGATGCATTTCAAGCTGTTCTATGCACCAAAATTCAAACAGTTTGTTAATTCTCTGATCCCTGACAAGTTTAACACCGATATTGATGAGCCAAGGTTAATTATCCCGTTTGTTGATCAAAATCAACAACTGATAGGATTTCAAGGCAGAAACTTTAGTAAAGATGGTATCCGGTACATAACTATCATGTTGGATGAGACGAAGCCTAAGGTTTACGGACTTGAGAGTGTCAACCTTAACGAGACGTTTTATGTGTTTGAGGGTCCAATTGATTCTATGTTCATCAAGAACTCGATTGCAATGGCTGGAGCTAGCTTGGATAAACTTTTAGAGCCACATAAATCAAAGGCTGTCATGGTGTTTGATAATGAGCCAAGGAATAAGGAAATCGTTCGAACAATTGAGAAGTATATACAGAATGGATATAATGTTGTGATATGGCCTGATCATATCCTGCAAAAGGATGTCAATGATATGGTGTTAGCTGGGTTCAAGCCTGTTGATCTAAAACTAATTATAGACAATAATACGTTCAAGGGTTTAGCTGCTCTTGTTAAATTTAATAACTGGAAAAAAATATGATGAAGTATAAGAATTATGACTACGTAGCTGGTCAAGAAGCATTTTTGAGTAGCGCAGAGGTCGAACTCTTACAGAGATACGCAGGCAAGCTACCAGCTCAACCCGGTAAAATGGGCGTTGATGGTGCTACAGAAGACGAGTCAATGAGAAAATCAGTAGTTAAGTGGATAGGCAATGATCCTGAAGTAAAATGGCTCAATGATAAAATATTCAATATGGTTAGAAATGTTAATGAAGAATTCTTTCATATGGATATTACAAGCTTTGAAGATTTACAACACACAACATACAAAGCTGGTGGTGGGTTCTACGGTGTCCATATGGATACATTCATAAATGCTTTCCCACAAAGAAAGATATCGTTTACAATCCAATTGAGTGATGCTGTTGATTATGAGGGTGGGCAAATGAAGATTTATAACAAAGACTTTATAAACCCATTCATTGCTTCTAAATCTAAAGGATCGTTGGTTATATTTCACTCAATGATGCTCCATGAAGTTACACCAGTTACAAAGGGTGTGAGAAGCTCTCTTGTAGGATGGGTTTCTGGCCCCCCAATGAAATAAGAGATATACAATGAAGGCTAAGTTAGTATCGTATAGTCAGACAGACCCATCGGATCCAATCCTCAACGCCGCTCTCAATCAACAAGAGCTTATTGCTTACTGTGCTAGGGTATCAAACCCAACCAATCAACAAAGCAATCAAACAAGCGACAAGCTGTTGCAGTATCTGATCAATCATAAGCACTGGTCACCTTTTGAGATGGTCAGTGTTTGTATGGAAATTGAAACGACACGTGACATTGCTCGTCAGTTACTTCGTCATCGCTCATTCAGTTTTCAAGAGTATAGTCAGCGTTATGCTGATCCAACTAAAGACCTAGATTTTGTAATACGGGAAGCACGTCTCCAAGATCCAAAAAATCGTCAAAATAGTATTGAGACTGATGATTTTTGGCTCAAACTGCAGTGGGATAAGGCACAACAACGTGTAATTATGGCTGCTCGTGAAGAATATAATTGGGCAATTAGTATGGGAATTGCTAAGGAACAAGCCCGCGCCGTCCTGCCGGAAGGATTGACTGTTTCACGTCTTTTAGTCAACGGAACTTTGCGCTCATGGATCCACTATATAGAGCTCAGATCCGGAAACGGGACTCAGTTGGAGCATATTGAAATTGCTATAGAATGTGCTAAAGCGATTGCAAAAATATTCCCGATGGTTGACAATTTTGTACAGAAAAATTAATAAATAATCCACGATGTGGTTTCTATCTTTTATTCCTTCTTGGTATGTCCATATCATTCCTCTCTCAGCATTGGCGATCATCTTCGCCAGTATGTTTCTCAAAGTAATTCCCTTTGTAAGTACTTACTACATTCCCATTAGAATAATAGGTTTTGTATTGCTTTGCTTTGGTATTTTCTTTGAGGGTGGTTTGTATATGAACCAACAGTGGACTGCTAAAGTTAAAGAGATGGAAGAGAAGATTGCTGTTGCAGAGGCAAAGAGCAAGGAAGAGAATGTAAGGATTGTTGAAAAGTTTATAGTTAAGCAGAATGTTATCAGGGAAAAGGGAGAAGAAATTATAAAGTACATTGATAAAGAAATTATTAAGTATGATGTGAAATTTGCTCCTGGTGGACAGTGTGAAATTCCTAAAGAGTTTGTTGAAGCTGTTAATAAAGTAGCAAAGGATGGTAAGTGAAATACCTTGTTCTACCACTACTGCTGACAGGATGTGCTACTAACATTCCTGTTGTGATGAAGTTTCCTGAGGCTCCTACCGTGCTAATGGAAAAGTGTCCTCAGTTGAAGTTTTTAGAACAAGACCCTAAGTTAAGTGATGTTGCTAAAACGGTAGCAATCAACTATACTACTTACTATGAGTGTGCATTGAAAGTTGAGTCCTGGATCGGATGGTACCAGGCACAAAAAGTAATATTTGAGTCAGTTAAGTAACTGCTCATTCGTTTAATAAAATAAGAAGATTGGAAATATGAGTACAGTACATGGTATAACGGTAGACTATTCTCGTGATGATTTGTTTGATGAGTTGGGAAAACTAAGACTGAAAGAAAGCTACATGAAGGATGATGAAGTGTCTCCTCAAGAAAGGTTTGCGTTTGTATCTAATGCATTCGGTAGTGATAAAGAACATGCTCAACGTTTGTATGAGTATTCTAGTAAACATTGGCTTTCCTATAGTACACCTATTCTCAGTTTTGGGCGTAGTGCTCGTGGCCTTCCTATATCATGTTTCTTACCTTATCTACACGATAGTTCATCTGGGTTGGTGGATACGCTTTCAGAAGTAAATTGGCTCAGCATGCTGGGCGGAGGAGTTGGAATTGGTATTGGAATTCGCTCAGCGGATGATAAGTCGGTTGGAGTCATGCCCCACCTTCGCACATATGACGCATCATCTCTCGCTTATCGACAAGGTAGGACTCGTCGTGGTAGTTATGCCGCTTATCTTGATATTAGTCATCCGGATATTCTCATATTTTTAGAGATGAGAAAACCAACTGGTGATCCCAATATGAGGACCCAGAACTTGCATCATGGTATCAACATACCAGATTCGTTTATGCAACTTGTTGAACGTTGTATGCTTGACCCAGAAGCTAATGATGATTGGGAATTGAAAGATCCCCACAACGGTGAAGTACGTGAAGTGGTATCTGCTAAGCACTTGTGGCAATCTATCATGGAAATGAGAATGCATACAGGAGAACCTTACTTGCATTTCATTGATACTAGTAACCGTGCTATGCCTGAGTTTCAAAAGAAGCTTGGGTTGAGTATCAAGCAATCAAATTTGTGCAGTGAAATTATTTTACCAACAGATAAGGACCGTACGGCAGTATGTTGCTTATCTTCTTTGAACTTGGAGTATTATGATGATTGGAAAAATGACCGACTTTTTCTTCGGGACGTTGCTGAGATGCTCGATAACGTCCTTCAGCATTTCATTGATAATGCTCCTGACAGCATATCGCGCGCAAGATTTAGTGCTACTCGCGAACGGTCTATTGGTATTGGTGCTCTCGGTTGGCATGCCTATCTACAAAGGAATAACATCCCGTGGGAATCGGCGCTCGCAGTAAGTACCAATCATAAAATCTTTGGTTATATTAGAGGAGCACTTAACAATGCTAATGTCGAAATTGGAAGAGTTCGCGGAGAAGCACCTGATGCAATGGGGACAGGGCAGCGCTTTAGCCACCTTATGGCTATTGCTCCTAATGCTTCTAGTTCAATTATCATGGGTAACACTAGTCCTAGTATCGAGCCTTACAGAGCTAATGCCTATCGTCAAGACACTCTTTCAGGTTCTCATCTGACAAAGAATAAGTGGTTAGATAAAATCATTAAGGAAAAATGTGAAGAGAACAATAAGTTGGACTATAGCGAAGTCTGGTCAAGTATCATCGCCAACGATGGAAGTGTTCAACATCTCGAGTTCCTCGATGACTGGAGCAAAGACGTATTTAAGACCTCAATGGAAATTGATCAGCGATGGCTTGTACAGCATGCAGCAGACAGACAAGTTTACATTGATCAAGCCCAGTCAGTTAACTTATTCTTCAGGCCTGACTCACACCTCAAGTATCTCCATGCAGTCCACTTTCAAGCCTGGAAGCAAGGTCTCAAGACGTTATATTATTGCAGATCTGAAAAGATTGGTAAGGCTGACAAAGTCTCTAAAAAGATCGAACGAAAAGTTATTGAAGAGATTGACATGAAGGCACTTGCTTCCGAAGACGTTTGTTTAGCTTGCGAAGGATAGAAAAATGGAAGTATTAAGATTTACAGCATCATGGTGTCAACCATGTAAGGCATTAGCTCAACAACTAAATGAGCTTGAATTGAATGAATATATTACAGTCATTGATATCGATGAGCAACCTGAAATAGCAAAGCAATATGGGGTAAATACTGTTCCTATGCTAATGGTAATTGATAATAATAAAGAAGTATCGAGACTCCGTGGTGTTAGAGCAAAAGATCTTTTAATAGATTGGTTTCCTAAAACAATTAATAACAACATAGTCAAATTTAATAACTAAAATGAACGCAAAAAGAAAATCAAGACTAACAGATGAACGTAGTTCGTTCAAACCATTTAACTATCCATGGGCTTACGATGCTTGGTTAAAGCATGAACAAAGCCACTGGCTTCATACAGAAGTTCCAATGCTTGAGGATGTCAAGGATTGGAAAGGTAAATTGTCCGTTGAAGAGAAGATGTTCCTCACACACATCTTTAGATTCTTCACACAAGGAGATATTGATGTTGCTGGTGGTTACGTTAACAACTACCTTCCTTACTTCCCACAACCAGAAGTGCGAATGATGTTGCTTGGATTTGCTGCTCGCGAAGCTCTACACATCGCTGCTTACTCTCATTTGATTGAGACTCTTGGACTTCCAGAAACAATGTACAATCAGTTTCTTGAGTATGCAGAGATGAAAGAGAAGCATGACTATGTACTAGACATCTCTCAGCAAAACTCTACTAAAGAGAATACTGCCAAACACATTGCTGTATTTTCAGCCTTTACAGAAGGCATGCAGCTATTCAGCTCATTCATTATGTTGTTGAATTTCCCGCGTCATGGAAAGATGAAGGGGATGGGTCAAATTGTTACTTGGTCAATTGTTGATGAGACTCAACACTGTGAGGGTATGATTAAACTATTCAGAACATACATTCAAGAGAATCCGGAGATTTGGAACGATGAGCTTAAAGGACAATTGTATACAATTGCTGAAAAGATGGTTCTACTCGAAGACAGGTTTATTGATCTGGCATTCAGCATGGGCGGTATGGTTGGTCTTAACGCTGATGACGTTAAACGTTATATCCGCTATATTACTGACCGTCGCCTTATCAGTCTTGGTCTTAAGGGAATTATGAAGGTGAAGAAGAATCCTCTACCATGGGTCGAGGAAATGATTAATGCTCCCACACACACTAACTTTTTTGAAAACAGAGCAACAGACTATGCTAAGGGTGCACACTCCGGCACATGGGATGATGTTTGGGCAAAGGCCGCTTAATATGAAAAAACTACTACTATTACCTATTGTATTACTTTCTGGTTGTATGACATTTATTATACCAAAACCACATGACGCTGTGTTGTTTGGTAACTTAGTTGATCTTAAAATCCTAAGTGGTCAAGTAACTTGTGATGATAAACAATATGGTTGGAAGGAAATGTTGGATACAATTAACCATCTCAACGTTTATACTACATACCGAAATGATCCTCAAGCAGAAAACATTAAAGGTTTGCATGAAGCTGTAGGTAAAGCTTACACTTCTAGCAATCCTGTATTTTGCAAGTCACTCATGAATGTACAACAAAAACGCGTGGATGCCATCATCGATGCATGGAAGGAAAGAAAATGACCGCTCTAGAAGCTTTGAGAGAAGCTGCGCAAGAACCTACTAAGTTGGGAACCTTGTCTTATGAAATGATGCTGATCGTTGATCAATATAATAATCAATTGATGTCGCGAGAAGAGTTTGAGTATCTCGTCAAAGAGATTGCTAGTGTTAAAGCTGCTCAGCACTTAGCTGATGATGAGAATGCAAGCCGTTGGATTGTATCAATTGCCTCCGCTTTACTTTCTGTTGCATAAGGAGCTACCATGTTGGAAAAAGACAGTATAGAACACGTATGTTATGAGTGTGATGCTGAGTTTGTTGTAGAACCAATTGGTGAGACTGATGATGCAATCAGCTTTTGCCCATTCTGTGGTTCTGAACTAGATCTTGATCAAGATCTAGATGAAGATGAAGATGAAGATAGCTGGGATTGATTTTTCCTTATCATCTCCTTCTATTTGTGTTTTCACTGGTACCAAATTTAACTACAAAGAATGCTCTTTTTATTTTTTAACAGATAGAAAAAAGAATGCGAAGTATTACAATACCAATCTAGTTGGCGCACCAATGGTTGGATATAGTTGTCAAGAAGAGAGATATCACAACATCTCTAGTTGGGCTTTAACTGTATTATCAAACCACCACATTGAAAAGGTCTTTATAGAGGATTATGCATTTGCCGCTAACGGAAGAGTATTCCATATTGCAGAGAATTGTGGTGTTTTAAAATACAAGATGTGGATGGCCAATTATGAAATTACACCAATAGCACCTACACAAATAAAAAAGTTTGCTACTGGTCGTGGTAATGCCAACAAAGAAGATATGCAAGTTGCCTTCATTAATGAAACTGGGTATAATCCCAAGTTGGAGCTTAACTTAACTGATAAGCAATGGAACCCCAGTTCCGACATTATTGATAGTTATTACATTTGCAAATACGGAAACAATTTACTGACCATAGCTCAGTAGGATAGAGCAACAGCCTTCTAAGCTGTCGGTCGGGAGTTCGAATCTCTCTGGTCAGGCCAATTATTATGTACACAAACCAACGCCCAATTTATAAAATCAAACCTAGCGTAAGGTTTAAGAACAACATCACTAACGAGGTGACTCGTGGTGACATTGTGAACGAGGAGTTCATTGATGGCAAGCAGTTTTATGTCGTCAAGGTTGGTCCTCGGTTTTTGAAGTTATCAAAAGAAGGTTATACTCTTTTGAAGACTTCTAATTAATAGGTCTGTTGACTTATATTGAAGTATGCGTAGAATAGGCTTTCTGCACATGCAGTTTATTTTTAATTTATTATGGAGTCTCTATGACACAAAAACAACGCCTCGCTTCCGCCTTCTCTAATGGTGCTGAGTTGACAAGCAAGCAAATCCGTTCGCAGTTCAAGATTGCATCACCAACCAAGGTTGTTTCACAACTACGTTTGGAAGATGGCATGTCCATCTACTTGAACCAACGTACCGACACTAAGGGTCGTGTTACACAGAAGTACCGCTTGGGTACACCTAGCCGTGCAATCGTTGCAGCTGGCTACCGTGCTGCTTCTTTGGGTCTTGTCTAATTAATTTGGACTGGCTATAATCAGGGGACTTCGGTCCCCTTTTTTATTGGAGAAACTAATGGCATTGACTGCAGATAAAGACACCTATGATTGGATTATTGGTTTGTTGAAGACTAATAAAGTTCAAGTTATTTTTACTAAAAGTGATGGTACCGAACGTACTATGAACTGTACACTACGCGATGATATTGTTATTCCTTATGAAAGAAAGACAGAGAAAGTTAAAGCTGAAAACTTTGATATCGTTCCTTGTTGGGATATAGATAAAGGGGAATGGAGATCATTTAAAATCTCCTCATTACTTTATGTTAATTTTAGTATAGGTGAGTGAAATGAAAATAGGATTCAATTGTAGTACGTTTGATTTGTTTCATGCTGGTCATGTTACAATGTTAAAAGAAGAGAAACGTTTTTGTGATTATTTAATTGTGGCTATTCAAACAGACCCCACAATTGATAGGCCGACAACAAAGAACAAACCAGTTCAATCTATCTACGAGAGATTCAGTCAGGTATCAGCATGCAAATATGTTGATGAAGTTTTAGTATATTCTACAGAAGAAGATCTGATGAATATGCTTAAGACTCAACACATTAACATTCGCTTCCTTGGAGATGAGTATAAAACCAAACCATTTACTGGAAAGCAGTGGTGTTTGGATAATGGTGTTGAACTTCACTATCACTTAAGAGAGCATCCTTATAGTAGCTCAGCTCTTCGTAAAAGAGTGTATGAAGCTGAGAACTTTAGAATGAGTGTTGCTAATACATCTAATGTCAGTACTATCCCCAGTGGATTCAACGGTACTACTGCTTCCGACTTATCAAGTCTTATGCCAAAATCTTACCAAAGCATTGTTTCGAGAGATTTGGGATATACAAAATGATGAAGCGAATTCTTGTTACAGGCCATAGAGGCTACATTGGTTCTGTTCTTTGCAAAATGCTCAAGGAGCAAGGTTATTATGTAATTGGTACTGATAATGGTCCTGGTAGTCAATCAAAGTATGTTGATGAGGACTTTTATCTTTGCTTTTCTAATTGCATTCCCTCAGAGGTAGATGGTATATTTCACTTAGCTGCTAACAGTTTGTTGGGACCTAGTGCGTATGATCCGATGGTGTATTTTGTTAACAACGTTGGTAATACTTCCAAGATGTTAACTAAACTTGGATGGGATGGTAAACCTCTTCCCAAAGTAGTTTATGCTAGTAGTGCTGCTGTCTATGCTCCTAACTATGATAAGACTCCAATTAGTGAAGACTTCCATAAAGACTCACCTAACAACTACGGACTGAGTAAGTGGATGAGTGAGCAGGTGATACAAGCGTATTGTAACGTGTTTAACACGCCTATAACTTGTTTTCGCTTCTTTAATGTAGCAGGAAGCTATGGTGACGTTGGAATTCAAGATAATACACCTCACTTGATTAGCAAACTGATCCAAGCTCAAAAAGATAAAGTTAACTTTAAGATCAATGGCGAACACTTTGATACACCAGATGGTACTTGTGTAAGAGATTATGTCCACGTTGTTGACATTTGCAGAGCAATGATCCATGCTTATGAAACAATTGACGATCCTGGTTATAGAGCTTACAATCTTGGCTTAGGTATGGGGACATCAGTACTAGAGATGGTTGAGAAGTATTATAATGTAACAGGCCACCGTCAGTATGACTTTGTTGGTAAACGTCAGGGTGATCCAGCTTACCTTGTTGCCAATCCCCATAAGTTCAAGGAAGAAACGGGGTTTGTATATCAACACCATCTGATTGAAGATATGATTAATGATGCTATTGAAGCAAGGAAATTAAATGTTTGAAGAGAATGAGATTTCAATTAAGTCCAAAGGTGGGACTGAAATGGTTAAGCGTGGGCTAGCAGAACGTCTACCTGAAGGATTGGCCGATGACTTTCAAGTAATATGTTCACGTGTTCGCAATATTGAAGATGATAAGATCCGGGTTTATTGGTTACATGATTTACCTGAAGACCCAGAAACTAATCACTTAAAGGATAAGTCTAGTCGAGACCGTTTTCATAAGTTGGTGTTTTGTGGTCATTGGCAGTACAATCAGTATGTGACAAAGCTTGGTGTGCCACAAGATGATAAGTGTGTTGTGATCGAGACTCCAATCGAGCCTATCCCGCTTATTCCTAAGTCTAAGGAAGAAATTCGTCTAATCTATACATCGACCCCACAACGTGGGTTGGAATTGTTATACCCCGTTTTTGAAAAGCTGTGTGAAAAGCATGACAACATCCATCTAGATGTTTTTTCTAGTTTTGCAATTTATGGTTGGGGTGATGCTGATAAGAGATACTCAGAACTGTTTGATAAACTCAAAGCTCATCCAAAGGTCACTTATCATGGATTTGCAGACAACGACACAGTACGCGAATATCTACAAAAGAGTCACATCCTTGCTTACCCTTCTATTTGGTCAGAGTGTAACAGTCGTAGTGTCATTGAAGCAATGAGTGCTGGTTTAATGTGTGTTCATCCCAACTTGGCTGGTTTGTCAGACACAGCTGGTGGTTTAACATTCATGTACCAATGGGACGAAAACCCTCAAGTGCATGTTAATAAATTCTACCATGCTCTTGATCACGCAATAAGTGTTGTTAACAATGACGAAATGCAGAACTATTTGAGATTTGTTAAGATGTATGCGGATAGTAGATACAACTGGAGTAAAATTGCTGGCCAATGGGAAGATGTGATGCATCAATTGAAGGCTAGACATCCTGATGAGCAGTCTCGTAGAATGCAGAAGCAAGAACAAGCAATGTTCCATTACGTTGTAAAATGATTATCACAAAGACTCCACTGAGGGTCAGCTTCTTCGGAGGAGGGAGTGACATCCCTCAGTTTTATAACAACAACAGAGGATTGGTTATATCAACAACTATTGATAGACCGATCTACATTGCAGTTAATGGAACTCGTACAGCTCACACCAAAGTAGTGTACTCTGAAATTGAAATCGTCAATCACTCATCCCTACTTAAGCATGATCGTGTAAGAGAAGTATTACTATACTACGGTATCGACAATCATATTGAGATTGCTTCTTTCTCTGATATACCAACAAAAGGAACTGGACTAGGATCGTCTTCAACATTTACTGTTGGTTTGTTGAAGGCAATCCTGGAGATGTCTAAAACTCAATACAATAACTATGAACTAGCTGAGCTTGCTTGTCATATTGAAATTGAAAAGTGCAATCAACCAATTGGCAAACAAGATCAGTATGCCGCTGCCTTTGGTGGTTTCAATGCTATTACGTTTGAGGGTAACGATGCAACTGTTATCCCAATCAACATAACTACTGATACAGCTTCTAGGTTGAATGATAACCTTATTTGTTTCAATACAGGAATCACTAGACAGGCTTCATCGATACTAGAAGATCAGGTAAAGGGGCTTAAAGATGTGGTTAATGTGGATAATACTGCTCATATGGTTGATATGGCGGAGGATGCATTCAAATTCCTAATCAAAGGACAGTTAGATGACTTTGGTTCTTTGTTGGGTGATTCATGGGACATTAAAAAGAAGTTGTCTAATAACATTTCTAACTCTACAATAGACGAGATGTATGGTAAAGCCATGAAGGCTGGTGCTTTGGGTGGTAAAATTTTAGGTGCTGGCGGTGGAGGTTACTTGTTAATGTATGTTCCTCTTAAGAGCCAAGCACGGGTCATTAAAGCCCTAAGTAACTATGAGATATTTGATTTTAATTTTACCAATCAAGGTAGTGTAGTGGAGATGAATAAATGAAGTCATTCTTTTTTGATGCTTATGCTTCTGGTGTGACAGAGGCATTGAGTAAAATCGATAGGTATAAAATAAGTGAAGCTATCAAAGTGATTGAGATGTATGCTAAAGAGCAGTCACCAATCTATGTGTTTGGTAATGGAGGTTCAGCTGCTTTGTCTGAACACTTCTCATGTGATCACACTAAAGGAGTAAGACATGATACTCCTTTGCAATCAAACATTATCAGCTTAGCTTCCAACATGGCTTTGATTACTGCTATTGCAAACGATTACAGTTATGATGACATCTTTTCTAAACAAATAGAAGCATTCCCCAACAACAGAGGATTAGCAATTGCTATTTCAGCTAGTGGCAACTCAAAGAACATTGTTAAAGGTCTTCGTAAGGCTGGTGAAAAGGGTTTAGAAACAATGGCATTTGTTGGGTTCAACGGCGGACAAGTTGTTGACTATGAGTTGGCTGATTACATTGTTCATGTCCCTTCTGATAACTACGGTATTGTTGAGGATTGTCATCAGATCCTAATGCATTCAATTGCTCAAGCTATTCGTTCTAAGCACTTCTTGGCTAAGGATGATAACCACGAATTGAAGCTATGAGTAATAAAGTCCTTTTCTTTCCTAAGGAAAAACTAGACACTGCTCCTCAGTCGTTAGAGGAAGTGATTTCCAAGATTGATGAGAACCAAAGAGATGCAGTTGAAGCTGCACTTGATGAAGTGGTACCAGACCTCTTAAACCACCTAGGATCGTTTAACTTTTACATCCAGGATGAGAAAGACATTGGTATGGTGTTAGAGTCTATCAAGAGTGGTGTATTCCGTACAATGAACATTAAACATGAACTACAGGACGTCACTGATCAGTTGATTAAAATTGTGTAACGTGTTACAATATTAATATGATAATCCTTGACCTAAACCAAATCATGATCTCCAATGTGCTTCAGCAACTTGGAAATCATACAAATGTAGAGATTGAAGAAAACCTTGTTCGCCACATGGTTCTCAACTCTATCCGTAACCTTAAGACCAAATATAAAAGTTATGGTCAGCTTGTCATTGCTTGTGATGATAAGAAGTATTGGAGACGTGAGCAGTTTCCAGCTTACAAAGGCAATCGTAAGAAAGATAGAGAGAAGTCTGAGATTGATTGGACAACTCTTTTCAATACACTCAACACTATTAAACAAGAACTTAAAGAGTTCTTTCCTTACCCCATCATCCAGGTAGAAGGTGCAGAGGCAGATGACGTTATTGGTTGTCTGGTTGCGGAATTTGGTGTTTCACTAAATAGTTCATCTGCTGAAAAGATTCTTATTTTGTCTGGCGATAAGGATTTTGTTCAGTTACAATCGTATGTAAATGTTAGCCAGTATGATCCTATTCATAAAAAGAACATCACTTGCAAAGATCCAGCACAGTTCTTGAAAGAGTTAGTCCTTAAAGGTGATCGTGGGGATGGAATTCCAAACGTGTTATCGCCCGACAACTGCCTCATCGAAGGCGTTAGACAAAAGCCTCTTACTGCTAAGAAGATGGCTGAGCTCCTTGCTGTTGATCCATCCACATATAATTCAGAAATTAGATCAAACTTTATGAGAAACAACTCTCTCATCGATCTCACATTTACTCCTAAATCAATTTCCCAAGCTGTGATTGAACAGTATCGTTCTCAGCAAGATAAGCCTAGAGATAAGTTGTTCAATTACTTTGTTAAACATAAGCTCAAAACATTAATAGAGAGTATCAACGAGTTTTAATATGGTGAATAGTAAATGAGAAAACTTGGCATATCAGAGATCTTAAAGATTGTATCTGAACAAAAGACTACTGATGATAAAGTAAGGAAGCTTCAAGAGTTGAACTCTCCTGTCCTTCAACAAATATTGAAGTGTGCTTTAGATCCCTCTATCAAGTGGAAGTTGCCAGAAGGTCAGCCTCCTTATAATCCTAGTCCTTATGATGATACACAAGCCATGTTGTATCAAGAGGCTCGTAGATTATATTTGTTCTTAGAAGGTGGTAATGATAACCTTACTGCACTACGAAGAGAGCAATTGTTTATTAGTCTTTTAGAGAGCATTGATAAAGAAGATGCTAAGCTGATACTTGCTGCTAAAGATAAAAAGATTCCTTATAAAGGAATTACAACAAAGCTGGTTAACTCAGCTTTTCCAGGACTTATCTCACAGGAAAAATAATAATAAATGAATAAGCAACAGGATAAACGTAAGAAGAAGGATGACGATTATGATAGTCATCACGTTTATAAGCTCAAGCAGAGCTTTCATGATCGTAAGATGTATCGCAATATAGATAATGTATTGAAGAAGAAAGATCTTCGAGAACTTAAAAACTTAGAGTACGATGATTATCGGTAAAGGAAATATATGAAGTGGTTGAAGAAATTATTAGGAATGGAACCTGTAGCAACTTCTACAGCTCCTGTTGATGCTGGTGCAAAAGCATTTGACAATATGGCTAAGAACTTGGAGCAAGGTGCTGTTGGTTCATCCAATCCAGTTACAGCACATCCACCATCAGCTAATGGTGGAACAGAACCAGCTGTTATTGCTCAAGAAGTCAAAGAAGTTGTTCCGGAAGCTGTTAAACAAGAAGAGTATGGTAGTACTGCTATTCCATTAGCTGAAGTGCCTGCTGAGATTGTTTTAGCTAAGCCAAAAGCTCCTCGTAAGCCTCGTGCTAAGAAGGAAGAAAATCCAGCTGGATGGCCTTTCCCTGGTGATGCGCCAGCTGAAGGTAAAGCCAAGCCAGCTGCAAGATCAGTTAAGGCAAAGTAATTGCCTACTTACAGTTTTCGCAATATTAAGACTGGTGAAGTCTTTGATAAGTTTATGTCCATGGGAGCTAAGGATGATTACTTATCAGAGAATCCAGATCTTGAGTCAATAATGGGTGCTCCTTCCCTTGTTTATAGCCCAACCGGTAAGAAGCCAGATGATGGCTTCCGTGATTTGCTCCGTAAAGTTAAAGCAGGTAGTGGTAGGAGAAATAGTATCAATACCTTTTGAATCTTGTTAGGAAGCATATGGTAAGAAAAGCAACACTTAAATCTGTTGAAGCTGAGTCAGTCCATTCAGAGCGAGTCAGAGTTGTTAATAACTCATTGAAGCTTAGATTGGATGATCTAAAGACATTTGATCCTTTGACAGACAATCAAAAGTTATTCTTTGATGCTTACAAACGAGGAGACTACTTTGTTGCATTGCATGGGGTAGCTGGAACTGGTAAAACGTTCTGTGCTTTGTATAAAGCATTAGAAGAGGTGATGGACAAGAGTAATCCCTTCAGAAAGATTATTGTTGTTCGTTCTGCTGTTCAGTCACGAGAGGTTGGGCATCTTCCTGGTGATGTCCATGAGAAGATGGAAATCTATCAACAACCTTATCGTCAGATCTGTGAGACTCTTTTTGACCGTAAGGATGCTTGGGATAGACTTGAGGAGCAAGGCTTTATTGAGTTTATTTCTACATCATTTATTAGAGGAATGTCTTTCGATGATGCGATCATTATTGTTGATGAGATGCAGAACTTAACATTCGAAGAGATTGATACTGTGATGACTCGAGTGGGTTACAGATCAAAGATTCTTTGGTGTGGTGACTATAGGCAGACTGACTTGAACAAGAAAAAGAATGATATGAGTGGCATTCTTAAGTTCTTTGATATTGCCTATCATATGTCTGCATTCACTAAAATAGAGTTTACTCCTGATGACATTGTACGAAGTTCATTGGTCAAAGACTATATCCTTGCCAAACTCAGGCACGAAGATAACACATAAATATATCATATTTAAGTTGGTTTAAGGAATAATAAATGACTTTAGCTGCAAATGGCCAAATGAGTGTTGGTGGTAACACATTCACCCGTTCGATCAACCTTGAGTTGGGCCGTGCTTTCAATACACAGGGTGCTTTAGGTTCTGCGGCCTTTAGGACTCTTGCTGGGGTTCCTTCAGGAGCTATTAGACTTGGTGCTGACTTCTATAGTAAATTTAACGTTTCTTTAGCATCAATAATTTCTGCAGAGCCTTTTGAGGCTCAGGCTCTTGCTCCTGGAGAATCTGTATTTGTCTCTCTGGATTTTAACTCTGATGGTACTTGGGACGCCTTTCTTGAAGCAGGTTTTGGAACTATAGAAGGTAATTGGGCTACAACTGCTGACGCTGGATCAACTTACCATATTCGGTTTACAAGAACATTTTTCTCAGGTGGATTCGGTAACTCAGCAACAGCTTCTACTGGGTGGTTGCCGTTAAACGTTGGTCAGGGTATTCAGGTTTTTAACAGCGGCACTGATTCTATTGTATCAGCAGAATACACAATAGAGATTGCTACTGATAGTGGAGGAACAAACATTTTAGATAGTGCATCCTTCATTACTCTTAATGCACTTTTATATGGTATTTAACTAAAAAATGTTTAATCATGAATTTGTTAAAGATATTCCTTTAACAACTGAACAAATTGATGGAAAGAGGTACTACCTCACACCAGAGGGCAACAAGTATCCTTCCATCACTACTGCCCTGTCTCACATGAGCAAGGATGCTATCCTCAAGTGGCGTAAGCGTGTTGGTGAGGAGCAAGCAAACAAGATATCTAACGCCGCTTCATCAAGAGGAACTAAGGTTCACTTGATTGCTGAGAAGTATGTACTCAATGATCCTGACTATCTCAAGGATGTCAATCCGATTCATGCTGATATGTTCAAACCAATCAAGGACTACTTAGATCAGCATTGTGACTTGGTGTATGGGACTGAAGTCGGTATGTACAGCGATACACTACAGTTAGCTGGTAGATGTGATTTGATATGCCGTTTGCATGGATTACCTTGTATAGTCGATTTTAAGACTGCTACCAAGCCTAAAGAAGAGGGATGGATCAAGAACTACTTCATGCAATGTGCCGCTTACTCGCAAATGGCATATGAGAGACATAACATTATGGCTAAGTGGATATGTATTTTGATTGCAACTGAGCATGATGGTCTACAGGTTTTCTATAGGAAGACAGCTGAGCACTATGGTGATTTGGTCTCTTATTTGGACAACAACCGAGTTGCAATATACGGTTAAGGTAGAGTTGGTATCCAGTATAAATACTCAGGTAACAATTATCAAAGCACCAAATTAGGATAATAAATGGCTTTACCAACGATCCCTGGTAGTTCGATATCATTAAATCAAGTAAATGTGGAACTTGGTTTATCGGGAACTGCATCTATTACAATGAACGATGCGGCTGTTCGTACTTTGTTTGGTAAAGCAGGTTCAGGAACTACTATTTCTATGTCTGATGGTTCAGGTAAGTCTAACTTTACAGTAGCTTATGCTGGTCATCCTGGTACAGGTTACGGTGCCCTAGCTAACAACACTACATTTACCGGTGCTTCTTGCGGCAGTACTGCATATATGGTATTGAACTGGAAAGAAACTGGAGTAGTGCAAATTGCTCAAGGCTCTTTATTGTTAGAGAATTTTAATACTTGGGGTACTCCAACAGGGGGTAGTCCTGGTTCAAACTATTGGATACGATTTACTAGGACGGGTACCTTTGGAGATCAGGCCTCGACTGCCTCTACCGGTTGGCAACAATTAAATACAGCAAGAGATATTAGTGTATCATCAGGCACTAATGGTGAAGCTACCTATACCATTGAAATAGCATCAGATTCAGGAGGATCAAATATATTGACAACAAGAACTGGTATTAATTTAGTAGCATTCGATGAATGTCAGTTTGGTTAAGATGTAATTTGTTGGTCTTGGCCAACAAACGAGTTGTCATCCACTGTTGAAACGAGTACAATAGGGGTTCTTACATAAGGATCCTTTATGACTGCTCTTGAACTTCTCCGTAAAAACGATATCCCTTTCAATCAGACTGTCCATCATGCGATTGCTCGTACTGGTGATCTGATTGACAATGCTGGTTATCCGTTAGGCAAAGCCAATTTCCTCATTAAACAGCTAGGTGGTCAAGAGGTTGACAACATTGTCATTGCTAAGTTGATGGCTAAGAGTTTGATTGAGCAAGTGTACATCAGCAAAGAGGATTACAATAGTGATCTAGCAATTGTTGTTGCTAAAGCTAAGGTAGACAAGATCCTTCACAACAGTCCATACATCTTACAGACTAGTGAGCCAGTCTCTACTGCTCCAGTATCAGACAAGAAGGCCGCTGCTCGTGCTATCTTTGATCGTATGCAAGGAAGTACACCAGGACAAATTGTTAAAGAGATCCAGAATGAATTGAAGATCTCGTATGCCAATGCTTATTATTATGTATCAAGGGTGTTCAAATGAATGAATGTCCTGAGTGTGGTACTCCAACCAAGTACTCAGCAAAGCATGATTCTTATTATTGTGAGAAGTGTAACTTATGGTTAGAGGAAAATTGCAATGACCCAACCTGTGAATATTGTATAGAGAGGCCAGAGTATCCAAATGAGTGAGCCAATGATAAAGAGAAGGTTAGATGCGATCCTATATGTCATCCTAGGATCAACTGATCTAGTGGAGAGGTGGTGGCATAGTCCTAACACAGCATTCGATAATAGGATGCCAAAGGATGTCTATTATCAAGATCCTCAAGGAAGGCAAGAGATCTCTGATTACATTAGTGCATATGCAGATGGAGAGTGCAAGTGAGGATCATTCTAACAATCCTGTTCTTGTACTTCATCTTTCATGGTCAGCCTGACATCTTTGATTATGTTCATCAGGCAACAATCGAGCACTTTAAGCAGAAGTGATAGCCATTGTTACTGTAATGTTGTTATTGTTACAGTACTCAGTGATCCAGTAGATTGAGCTAGAGCTGTTGCTACTATCATCAATAATAGATTGTAGCAATGCTTGGTCTGTTGATTGTCTAGTGATTGTGAGTGTGAGTGAGTCTTCAGACATTGTTTGTGTTGAAGTCAATCCGTAGTGATCATTGGTCAGCTCACTACCTTCAGCAATAGCCATCCAAGGCCACTTGATTGTTTTGTCTGTTCTAGTTCTTGTTGTTGTTAGTGTGTACATTTTGTTCCTTATTTAATCCATTGTCTGATGCTAGGTCTTCCATACATCCATCCTTGAGGGAGTGGATCTTCTGGTTTGATTCTCTTATTCTCCCATGTGTAGGGATCGTATATCCATTTCATTGTACTATGGCCAGCAGTCTTCCTTCTTTGCACTGCCGCATTCCTTCTCAATGCTTCTAATGTTTCAGGAGAGAAGTTCTTCTTCTTCCCTTTCATGTTAGCACTCATCTTGGCTTTAGTCTCTTCGCTATGCTTCACACCCTTACGTCCTTCAGAGACACGTCTATTGAACTCAGCCCTATACTCATCAGACTTATTGATAAGATCTAGCTTATGAGTGCATCCCCAAAACATAAAGAACTTAACATCAACATCCTCAAACGGAACATTGTAAGTATTCATTAGCTTACGAATGAAAGCATGTACACCCTTCTTAGCTTTATATGTAGCAACAAGCTCAAAGCTCCTATAATCAGATCGAAGCTCACGCTCAGTATCCCTAGTAACAATAAGCTTCTTAGGATTATGAGCAAGAAAGATACGAATCATTTTGCTTTACCAGATTTCATATTAGCCATCCAATGAGCCAATTGACCCTTACGACCACCCTGCTTAGCAATCTTCCTCAAAACACTTACACTAGCCTTAGTAGGAACCCCATGACGCTTACTATCCCCTTTGTCCTGAGGATTACGACCATCCATAAAGTTCTCACAAATAAAATCAATAAACGATAACATATAATCCCTTGTATAAGCCTTCCATTATTTAGAGGATAGGTACTATTAGATAAGGGAGATAATCGTTCCTAGAAGGTTCTAACGAAGATAATCAGATGAAATAATCATAAAATATAAACAAAAATATGCAAGATAATTTCATCCTGTACAATAGGATAGCGATTTATTGCATTTTCAGCCGATTTATGAAATATTATTGCATAATCACGTAGATAAACACAGAAAGCCCCAGAAAGGAGCAGTATGTGTCAGGAATGAGCAGGATAGAGCAGAAGGGAGCAGAAAGACGCAGAAATGAGTAGGACCAGCTTTGGATCTACACCGGTTCAGGATTCCCCAGCAAGGCTCTGCACCCTGCTAAGAATGTCTCAGTCGAATTCGCAGAATGACTCAGCCTGCTCCAGCAACCATTGCTGGTAAGCAGGATCAGAGTCTAGCTCAGCGAGGTCGCAGACAGGTTCTGCGGGGACGGGAAAGAGATCCAATTGTTCTTTGCTCATACTAGTTCCTTTGTTGCATTCAGTTTGGCGAGAGTAACTTCGTTCAGCTCTTTGATGATCTTGTTGCGGTGCACTGCTGGGAGCTCTGCAATCGTACGAGCGAAGAATGATTCTAAGTAACCCAGAGTGTACACAGAAGCATCAGAGGAGTCCATGCCCTTGATGATCATGATGCCACGGATGGCTTCTACGAAGTCTCCAGTAGCTTCTGTAGCTTGGCTGCGGGCTGCTTCTGCACGGGCGAGGTATGTGGTTGCGTTCATGTTGTTTCCTTAGTATGCCCCTATTATCTTCGAGTTTGGTCATTCCGTCAACCAATACGCTTACGGATTGCTAGGTCAACAGGGTGATGCTACCCATACAGTCCCGGTGGAGCGCTCTCCACGTCCACCCCGCACATCGCTTCGAATCATGCCCCCATTATCACGTCAAACTGGAAAACCGGCAACTAGCTAGAAAGTACCAGGATTGTGCGTAAGGGTATTGGTTGTCCTTTTGGTCTATCCAGAAGATAATAGACTCATGACAACAAACACATACACTAACATGCAAATCGAATCTCGCGGCGGCAAATACGTAGCAGTTCTCAACGGCAAGGTTGTTGCCGAGTCTACTAGTAAGTACTACCTCAAGCAGAAGATTGCTCGTTTGGAATCCCCAGTGGCAGAAGAAGACAACGCTGCTATCAAGTTCCCTATTAACCAACGTTTCAACTTCTTGGAGCGTCTTGTGACTATGGTTGGCAAGAACAAGACAGCTTCTGCTATTGTGACAGGCGACGGTGGCTTGGGTAAGAGCCATACAGTGATCGCAGCTCTCAAGGCTGCCGGCCTGCGTGACATCAGTGATGTTGAGCCAGGAGAGACAGTTGCTCCCCGTACCACATTCCGAGTGATTAAGGGTTACACTACTCCTAAGGGCTTGTTCCGTGTGTTGTGGGAAAACCGTAACAGCATCGTCGTGTTCGATGATTGCGATAGCGTGTTCAAGGATGCTGATGCTGTTAACCTTCTAAAGGGTGCTTTGGATACCTACGACAAGCGTTTGATCACTTGGAACACTTCCACTCGTGAAGACGAACTGCCACGTATGTTTGAGTTCACAGGTGGTGTTGTGTTTATCAGCAACCGTCCTACAGACAAGATCGACCAGGCTTTGCGTACTCGTTCAATGTGCATCGACCTCTCTATGACCCTCGACCAGAAGATCGAGCGTATGGGAGTTATCATGAACACCGAGTCTTTTATGCCAGGAGTTCCTTCTAGCTACAAGGCTGATGCTCTGCACCTTATCAAAGAGAATGCTTCAGAGGCACGTGAAGTGTCCCTGCGTACTTTGATCACGATCACTAAGATCCGTGCGGAGAATGACAGCGACTGGAAAGACTTAGCACTTTATAGCCTGGTTGCTTAATACCCTACTGGGCTGTAAGGTTACTTGTTGACCTTTTGGTCTATCCAGAAGATAATAGGGGCATACTAAGGAAAACACAATGAATACCACAATCACTCTCTCAGCCGAACAAGTAGCTTTTTTACTCCAGGTTCTCTCCGAACGAATCTCTGT